AAGTAATTATTGTTGTTTATCTGAATCGTTTCAAAAATATCATTTGAGTTTAGATAAAGATGGAGATGGTGTTATAAGTAAAGAAGAAATAGAACACGCCCAAAAGATACTTGAAAAAGTAGCAAAACAGCAAAAATAAAATAGAAATAAGATATAATTAATATATATATTATTTCACAAATGTCTTTTTTCACTGTATATGAATTAGTTATAAATTTAGACCACAATATTCCAAGTTCAGAAGGCGAAAGTGTATTGAAATTTACAAAAGATAATTTACATCATCCTGAGATGGAAAATGTGAAGAAAAAATTACATACATATCCTTATTACACATCAGATCTGAAATATCCATCTATATTGAGAAATTTAGATTATGCGACGCGTGTTGAAATTTTCTTTAATAAAACAGAATTTGTAAAATATTTAACAAATTATACGTCCGAATCTAAAATAGATTTAACTCCGGAACAACGTGTTGCAAATAACAATCATAATGTATTATTTATGATTGAATTGTTATTTCCTACAAAATTCCCAACATATAATGATATTTCTGATTCTTATAATCGTTTTATTAAAAATAATACGGGGATTTCCAATATTCAGTTAGGACTTATTACGAATTTTTTCAATACCAAATATTATTCATACATTAATTATCAGGGTTCGATATATACATTCAGACGTTCAATATGGTTAAATGATTTTTTGAATCATCCTGGATATTATGATTTACGTAATAATTATGAAAAATTTATAATTTGGCAAAATCAATCTCTTGCAAATATTCAAATTGCAAAAAATAAGGAATTGGAGAACGAATTTAATGAAATATTTATTTGGTTTAAAGAAATTAATAGGCAAATTATGACAGAGAAAGTAAAAAGGAGTTTATCTCCTAATACACATGCTGCAACAAATAAATTTATTGATTATTATATACTAATATTACACACTTTTTTTAAATATAGAGAATCAAATACTGGTAAACACGGTAAATGGAGTACTAACTATGATCCAAATGACCAACGTAACTTAATAAAACCCTTTTTGGAAAATAAAGTATTAAAATATTTAATTGATATGAAGAATGAAAATAAAAAACATAAAAAAAATCCATTATGGATACATAATAATCCATATTATATTTATAATAAAGAAAACGGAGCTTACAAATATGGAATTGATATGAAGAAGATAACAAACCGAGACAGATACGATACATCCAATATTATCAACGAGATTATTAAAAAATATGATGTTGCAAAACGATTATCTAATTTTTTAAAGAAAATGATTGATAACCCAAAAATATTTGAAGATACAGAACCATTAATAAAAAAATTAAACTCATCCGCTGAAAACAAAAGTGAGAAGAAAGAAGTAATTTATAAAGGTCTATTAAAAAGAACGTTTATCACAAATAGTTACTTAATAAATAGAGTATTAAAAGATTCTGTACCTGAGGAATACAGTAACCTTTATTATACTATTGCTGGTTCGGGAGGTTCTGGATATAATCGTCTTTCATCATATAAAGGTAAAAGTAGAGTTAAAGCGGGAAATTCACAGCTTCAGGAACGTATTAATTCAATACAAATCGATGATATGGTATCTAAAAACAGTAGCGGTGAAATATATGATAATAATAAAGGTATATATAATACTTCAGTAGAAGAATTGTTCCAATTTTTAGATTATGTTTACACAAGCAAAATCAAAGGACAATCCTCTTTTGCAACAAATCAAGAATTACCCCGTGATGTATATGAAGAATTTTTAAACATTGGCATTACTACAAATGAAAATAATAATCCAAAACAATATGAAATATATTTAATGGTTGATTTTTTCAAAGGAGAGATTAATGATACAAATAAAGATAAGTTATTGTGTGACTATACAAGTAATCGATTAGGACAACTATTTGAAGATATTACTGTTGGAAAATCTTCTGGTAAGATTGAACCTTGGAATGCAAAAACACATCGGTTGGAATTAATGGACTTAAATGACATTGAAAAAGCGATGCAAAAAGAAGAGGAAGAAGAGAAAAATACTACATCAAACAACACTATGGGGGATAATAATACAGATAATTATTATACAAGTAATAACACTCAAAGTGAAACTAAAATTAGTCGTATTCTGAGTGAAATTATAAATCAGTTAAATATTGCATATAATTTAAAGAATGCGCAAATAGACGTAAAAGAAGAAGAAATACAAGAGGAAATATTAAATATTGTGGACAGTGATATTATAAACAATGTAATGGATAAATCGCGTGTACAGGATAAGAAAATCTTATTGGAAATCAATAAAATTATTAATAATTTTAATAGTAAATTATCAGAATTGGAAATCGAAATTAAAAACGAAAAAGATTACAATGTTAAGGAAGATCTAAAAAAGCAAAATGTATTTTATAACGAATTGCTTAAAATACCTAAATTTTTACTTGAAAACGAAGGAGGCAAACCACAATCAGGTGGTAAAAAATCTAAATCAAGAAAAAGTAAGGAACATAGAAATAAACGCATTACACGCAAAAATAAGAAAAATTGATTTATTTATTACATAATATAATGATTACAAATACATTATATTATGGAGCATATTGAACGACATTTAATTGTCATGGATAATTTGGGTACAAACGAAGTCAGTAAATACGTGAAAGATAAACACATACAAGAAAAATTATCAAATGAAATATTAAGCAAAAAATTTACATATAGAAGTGAAGAACCACTCTTTATTATGTTAATCGATAGTTTAAATGATAAAAAAAATGAATTACATAACATAATTGTACATTTATTATTTTATTGCGATCATGAAAAAGACGAAGAAAAAATGTTAAAATATAGTTCGTATTTCGATTCCGAAATGACGGAGTATAATAATATGATTTTATTATATGACGATTATGTAAAATTATTTGAAACAACCCAATTAATTAACACTTTAAAACAATACTAACTTTCCATTTTCAAATTTACCGACTTGCTCTCCAATATCTTCGTCGTCTATTACTTCCCAAACACCCCCACTTTTTTCATCGTTTGTGTAATAAACAGTTCCGTCAATATTGATTTCGAAAACTTCCTCTTCCTCCTCTTCCTCCTCTTCCTCCTCTTCCTCTTCTTCCTCTTCTTCCTCGACTTCCTCTTCTTCCTCCTCTTCCTCTTCTTCCTCGACTTCTTCCTCCTCTTCTTCCTCTTCTTCTTCCTCCTCTTCTTCCTCTTCTTCTTCCTCAACAGGCCATTCTTCACAATTACATTTATTATTATTTTCTTCCTCCTCCTCTTCCTGTTGACCAAACTCTTTTTCATGTATATTTTCAAAATATTCTTCTTTTACAACTATATTTTTTTGAATTAATTCATTATCTAAATGATTAAAATCACTATCATCACCAGCAATTGCAATATCTGTGTCAGTTTCGCTTTTAATAATATGTAATCCATTTGTAAAATCAATAATACTTGCTTTTAAATCAATAGAATCTTCATCGTCGGTTAAATCAATAACGTTATGTTGTCTAGTTATAATATTGGGATAATCGTGTAATATATTCATAATAGCATTGTACTTGTGTTTCCACGAATTTTTCTTTTTTTTAAGGCGTTTATTCTCATTTTGCAATTCTTTTACATAAGAATTGTTTTCGAGCAATTGTTTGAATAGAGGATCAATATTTTCCATAGTAGTAATAATGATAATGTTATTACTATATTAATAGAATCAATTTTTATATACTATTAAACATATATTTTTAACCAATCGCGAGGAAACATTGTTGACACATCTTTGTCACTGAGTTTCGGACCAAACCATTTAGATGGATAACATACCATTTTATTACTATTTTGATTAAAATATGCACCCCACCAACTAAACGAACTATTTGCAATAATATTATGATTACATAAACTCATTAATAACATTTGTTCCCAATCAGGTATTTCATCATCTACCTTTACAAAATCAATGTGTTGATACAACGTTTGCAATTCTATTATCATTGGATATACTATATGATTATCTTGTTTTTCACAAAAATATAGAATCTTACAAATTTTGCGATTTTCATCGACCTCTTTAATAGCATTCTTATAATAATCTATATCCATCAATGGATGGCAATCCTGAATATTTTTATAATCTCCAATTCTAAAATGCATCGAACAAATTTCATTATTTACATTCGAATAATAACTAATATATTTTTCGTAAATTATTGTTTTTTGTTTTTTTAAACGTATAAGGTTACATATAGTATCAAAATGTATGTCAAAATATAAGTAACTTTGGAAATATCCGTATAATAATAAATCATCTGTAATAAAATGAGGTATTTGTTTAAATTCGTGACAAGGTTCTCTATATATTTGTTTAAAAGCCATTAATTGTTCATTTGTCATATTATGAGTTTTATTTTTTGTTGTAAATATAATAAGTGGTTGCAACAAATTATTCCAAAATGTATATCTTACTACGCTCCCTGGACTTGTATCTGTATAGGGTAAAACAATCTTTTTTTTATGTTCTAATCCATATGACAATGTGGTAAATATTTGAAACAGTTGGTTTCCCAAACCACCCATTAAATAACTTGTTACAATCATATAATATATAATTGATTCACATTATATTTATATTTTATATTAATATAGTATTAATGAATTTACCAACAGAAATTATTGATTACATTTTAGAACTAAAGGAAAGTAATCAGCATTATGAACGTATGAGAAAAATAATACAGGAATTACCAATAAGGGCTGCTGTTTTGTATTTAACTAATAAATTATCAAATATTGAGGACCTTACCACAAAAGATGAGCGCATATTTTATGCAAAAATATTTGAAAAATGTAAATGCTGTGAACGTCATCAGTTTCGCCGCCCAACGGCAACAGATTACATAAATGGTTATTTACCTTCATATCCAACAACTTCTACTAGAACTTCGTGTCGCTGCATTTGTCGGACAAGCATAAGAAATTTTTGTTTAATAGATAATGATGAAATAAGCGAGGATAATTATCATCCAGTATTAGATAATCATGAACCTATCTTTTGGGCCCACGTGTTTTAATTGTTTTGTATAACCAGCAACTAATTGTATATTTAATAATGATGCAAAATTCAGCCATAAAAAATATGGAACATATAAATACTTAATATTTCCTATTTTTTCACACGAAAATAACATTCTTATTATTTCAGAACTTTGAAAAAGTAGTACTATTATTGCAAGTAAACTAGAAAAATATTGTTCTTTCGAACGCCCTCTTATTTGTTTTTTATATCTAAAATAATATAACCACACACTTTGACAAAATGATTCGATTATTACATTTTTTGCATATAATGCTTTATAACTAAGAGTTAATAATGGATTACTTAATATTTTATAATTCATTATATATAACATACTATATAAACAAGGCCATACAATACCAAATACTTTATTTGGTGGTTGCCAAAATGCTTTTTCTTCAGTATGTTCAAATTTAGTTAATCCCAATAATGAAAATGGAATTGCAACTAATACTTGCGAACCCGATATTAATAAACGATTTGCAACAGACAATTGCATATAAATATAACTATAAACGTATATTTATATTTTAACTCTTTAATTTAAAATGCTCTTCTATTAATGATTTTTTTGACGGACCTGATTTTTTTTCACTTTCACGTTTTACTTTATACTTTCCAGTATTTTGACTCTTATTTTCATTTTTATTAGATACATATAAATCATTTACAAAACAATCATTATCTTCGTGTAGTTCTGGTAATGTGCGTGTCATTGGTTTGTCTATTACCAATAATAGATGTTGTGAACCCAACATTTTTCTATATTCTTGAATAGTCATTGTACCGTAAAATTTATCTAGCAAATAATATGGATCAGGAGCGGGTTTAATATTTTTTGAATAATTGTATACTTTACTGTATATACTATTTAATAGTTGATAGCGTTCAAATTTCATTGCATCATCTATATTTTCTTTGAACAAAAAACTGACAGCACATTCAGGTCTACAAAATGAACCGTAACCCACTATTTCGTCATTTGTAATTTCTTTGGGAATAACACATAGAGGGGTATCATAACTGCACGTGCACCAAAAACAAGAACTTTTAACATTTGGAAGTAAATTATTGTACAGTTTGATTTTCAAAGATTTTAATTTATCATCGATATCTTTAATATTTATATTATTATCATTATTGTTGTGCGTAGTTTGATTATTTTTACACATTGAGCATATAGTTTCAGACGTGTACGCAATATCACTTACCCCTTCATTTGGTACAATATAACTATAATTTTGATCATTTTCCAATGTTTTGATTTGAGGTGGCGCAACGGGTTGGTATTTTAATTCCGTTACACTATTATCTTTAATATCACTCAATGAGCATTTTAAATGTAAAATGACATTATTTGTTAATATATGATTCGTTGTTGGTTCTTCTATTTTACTTATTATTTTCCCTCCTTTTGGTTTTCGACCACGTTTTTTTGGTGCGGCAGGTTGCTCCTGCACATCTGATACTTTTTGTTCCTTCTTTTTACGCCCGCGTTTTTTTGGTCCTTCGGTTGGTTCCATTTATATAGAAATAATATAAATGACTTTTAAGTGATTTAAAAATATATTTTAAAATTAAGGTATAATGAAACTCATTGATTTAAAAAAAATGAATTACAATAACATAAATACTATTTTTTCATATGCAAATAAATATGTAACAGAAAAAGATAATGATATTTTTAAAGGCATTATACTGGCAAACTGTTTGTTCGTTCCAACTACTCGCACTGCATTATCATTTGATTACGCAATGAAGAAAATGGGAGGAGAAGTAATTAATTTAAATAAAACATCATCAAGTACTATAAAAGGTGAAAGTGATGAAGATATTTTAAAAAAAATGGAACAATGTGCAAATATATTAATATTATATCATCCGTGCAACGATTTTTTACATAAATATGCTCCTTATTGTAAAACGGTGCTAATTAATGGAGGAAATAGTGGGGATGAAGACCATACACAAGCACTAGTGGATTTATATACAATAAGAAAATACTTTAATTACGAAACAACAGAAATAAATATATTATTTGTTGGTGACATTAAACATTGCCAGACGATTCATATGCTTGTTGATTTACTAAAAAAATATGACAATATAAGTATAGATTATTATCCATATTTTGGATGTGAATATTCTCCGGAAAATAATGTTACTGGTTATGAAGACATACATAAATACGACGTGGTATATATGACACGAATAGAAAAAGAACAATTTGAAAATAATAATATATCTATTGAACCCTATATATTAAACGCATCCATTGTAAGTAAAATGAAAAAAACAAGTATTATTCTTCATCCATTACCTTGCAATGAAGAATTGCATGTATCAGTTGATAAATGTGTACAATCAAAATATTTTGAACAAATAAATAATGGGTTGTATATAAGAATGGCACTTCTATATTGTTTATATTTTAAGAAGTTAGATAACAGTTTCTACACACTGGAATATAATTATCGTGACCAATTACAATCTGAGATTCACTCATGGTAATGCGTTTTGAAAATAACGCCTTTGTTCCATCTTTACATTTCATACATAATGATTGTATTTTCGTTATATTATCACAATAAGGAATTAAATCCATCATATTTCCAAATTTTTCTCGTTTAAAATCACTGTCTAATCCACAAACATATACTATTTTATTGTGTTTTTCAACCATATTTAATACAACTTCATATACATCTTTGAAAAATTGTCCTTCGTTTATTAATATAATATTACAACTGTGAATATTATGTTGAGGATTGTTCCATAATTCCGATAATTCATAACATTGAATACAATCTATTTTTGACCCATCATGTGTGCATAATTCTGTTTCACTATAACGTGTATCTTCTTTATAGTTAATGACACATATTTGATGATCAAGTAATTTGTGTTGCTTATATTTGCTAATGAGTGTAGTTGTTTTCCCCGAAAACATCGGTCCGAAAATTAGTTCTAAATAGCCGATATTCATGTTATGAATATTTTTATTCATAAATATACATAAACAGTTATTTTTAATCTAATATAAAATGGAAAATACTATACCCTGGGTAGAAAAGTATCGTCCAAACAGTTTTGATAATATTGTATTAGGCCCGATTAATCAATCAATTTTCGGCAACATATTGAAGACCAATTACTTTCCAAATATGTTATTTTATGGTCCACCTGGAACGGGTAAAACAACCACAATCATTAATCTTATTGACAGTTATTATAAAAACAATAATATAACAAATTACAAATCATCTATTATTCATTTGAATGCTTCCGATGAACGAGGCATTGATACAATACGTAATCAGATTATACAATTTGTAAAATCAAATGGAATGTACATTAATAATTTAAAATTTGTTGTATTGGATGAAGTTGATTATATGACAAAAAATGCACAGCAAGCGTTGAAATATTTATTGCAATATAATCACAAAAACATCCGATTTTGTTTAATATGTAATTATATAAGTAAAATAGAAGAATCATTAAAAAATGAATTTATTTGTGTGCGTTTTAATCAATTACCAGAAGATAAAATAGTCCATTTTTTGAAGAATATAATTGAAAAAGAAAACATACAGCTTGGTGACAAAGACATTTATAAAATATTATCAAAATTCAGTTCAGATATTCGTTCAATGATTAATTATTTACAATTAAATCAAACAAACAATATTAAAGATGTTAATATTTTACAGAAAACAATTTATGAAGATTTAAATACCTTTTTTATAAATAGTAAAGATTACAATGCCAATGTTGAACATTTGCATAATATCAGTATTAAGTATAATACAAACAAAATAGAAATTATAAAAGATTATTTGAACTATATTATTGAATATCATCCTAATTATATTTGTTGCGAAATGTTGAATAATATCGAAAATATGATACATAATAATTCTTCAATTGAACATATGTTGATGTACTTTAATTTTAATATACTAAAATTCATAATTTAGATAAATATAAAATTGATTAATATAAAGAAAACTAATATTCTTTATATTAAATGAATACTGTTGATGATGAATGGTTGGAATTTTTACAAAATCCAGAAATGGAATTTGAAAACGATGATATACCAAATGATAATGATGAATGGATACCAGAATGTACTGAGTTGAATATTTCAACAAATACAAAGGTTCTATATTTAAATCAAAAAATTCCAATATATGATGTATATTGGAAATTAAAGGTGATTCCATATTTAAGTCGGGAAGAAGGTATTATAAAAAAACAAATTAAAATTGTAAATAATACACCTGAAGAACACGCTGCATATAAAAAACATTTAATAGATATACCTTATTATACAGAAGTTATTATCAAACAAATAGATAATCCAAATGCTAGAAAGATTAAATATAAAGATGAACGCAAACTCACTATTGGGCTTTCGAAAAAGGATATTTTAACATCAAATATTAAAATAACAAATGCATTTTATAATTGTTTTGCGTTAACCATAAGAATTATGAAAGACCAATATAAAGAAATGCACGTGAAAGTATTTAACACTGGAAAAATAGAATTACCTGGCATTTTAAACGATGAATTGCTCGAAGATGTAAAAAAACGCATTGTCTTATTTATACAACCATATTTATCTGAAAAAATCCATTTTGTTAAGAATGCAGATAAGGACGATAACGTATTAATCAACTCCAATTTCAACTGCAACTTTTACATTAAACGTGATGAACTACACGAGTTATTGAAATCAAAAAAATATAATATTGAAACGTCATATGACCCGTGTAGTTATCCTGGTGTAAAATGTAAATATTATTATAATAATTCATTACCAGAAGAAGAACAAACCGGAGTGGTTTCAAGTAAAGACGGGAAAATGACCATTACTGAATTAAACACAAACAAAACTTATTTTGAAATTTCTTTTATGATTTTCAGAACCGGTAGTTGTTTAATTGTAGGAAACTGTAATGAAACAATGTTGAGATGTGCATATCGATTTATAAAAAATATGTTAATAACGGAATATAAACATATTTGTAGTGAAAATGTTCCATTAACCGAAAAAGTATCAAAGAAAATATCAAAAAAAAAGAAATATACAGTTAATTATAATTATTATAATAATACTATTCGAAATATTTAATCCTGTATTAATATTTCTATCATTTTTTCTATATTATTATTTTTATACCTTTTTGACAGTTCTTCTCTACAACTATAATAATTTAATATAGAAGAATTATCCACCTTCTTTTTTTTATAATGAACATTTCCTATAGAATTAAGCAATTCTATATATTCATTGTATGAAAAATTAAAATTGGTTTTTAATAGTTTTAAGTATTCTATAATCTCTTCCAAATGATCATAATTTTTTAATATATTAAAAATACAATATTTACATATGTATATCATATTATCCAGAGTAAAATCACCGTTATGATTTTCTAATATTACTTGTATGCTGTGCGATAAACACTTAAAATATTTGCTATTATTAGGACACAATTTATTTTCGTCATTTGATATAATCTTTCCTAACAATGTTTTGTCTAAATCATTATCATACAACTCAAATATTGTTTTTTTATACACAAACAAAACTGCATCATTCTGGTCTAACGCATATGATAAATTCGCACTGTATATTTGGTCAAGATACTCAATATAATAAATAGATGCTTGTTGAGCATAATGATAACTATTTTCAATATTACATAATTTTTGATTTGCATATTCAAATACACGCATTATTAAACTTATTCCTACATATAATATTTTGTATGGATTCTCTATTTTATGGAAGAAATTACAGTTTTTAATATTGTTTAAAAACTCACAATTTAACGTGTTTAATTTATTCAACAATGAATAATAAGTTTTACTCATCTATATAAATATATTAATAAAAAGAGTATTTAAAGGTGAACTTTTTTATTAGTATATAAAGAACTTCAATGAGTAGCTTTACTGGAGATCAAAATGAAAGCGTAGAGTACAAAATACCTGACGTAAATACCTTACAAAATGCTGTAAGATTGTCAATTGTAGAAGACAAGCCCCTATTAATGGATTATTGGCTTGAATCAATTGAAAAGGATGTTTTAATTGGTGTCCGTGAAGGTGGTGAGAAACTACTTGTCAAAAATAAAGAAGAGTACACCAGCCCTATTGGTAAAATATACAAAGTAGGAGGTGAATATATTGTTATTACCGAGAACTCTATTTACATTGTAGATGTTGGAATTCCTACAAAGCGCATTTCTTCTTAAATATTATAATAAATATGAATCATGTTATTATAATATCGATTTCAATGTTTCAACTTGATTTTCTGTTATTTTATCCGGAAAATTTACTTGATAATTAATTATTAAATTCCCTGTTTTTTCTCCACGTTTCATTCCTAAACCTGGTATAATCTTCTTGAAATTTGGTGTTATAATATCACCTCCCTTTAATGGATCGTTTTTCAATGTGAAATTATTACCTGACACATGATCAAAACTAAACTCGAACCCACATAATGCTTCCGTTAAATTAATCGTTTTATTTAATTGTAAATCATCGTCGCTCCGCACCATTTCAGTATCATTCTGTATTTGAACGGTTAAGCATACATCGCCAATAACTTCGTCGCTTAACACATTTCCTTGCTCTTTTAATGTAAACGTTTCACCATTATAAATTCCAGGAGGAATGGTTATGTTTTGCTTTACATCTTCTTTTATTTTTTTATCATTTATAATCGTCCATTTTTCATAACAAATCTCTACTGTTTTTCCATGATAACAATCATATATTGATACATTTATTATCATTTGGATAGGTTCGGGTTTTTGCATTTGCATAAACGGATGAAACCCATTTCCATTTTGAAAAATATGCAGATTTCCCGCCATATTTCTAATATCGGGTGCCCCACCACCACCAAATAAATTTTGTGTAAATATATGTAATACATCATTTATGTCTTGTTCTTGAAACATATGATGAAATGGTGGCATTGGTCCTCCTGTACCTGCCATATGCATAAACGGATTTTGTTGCATATTATCATATTCCTGTCTTTTTGTTTCGTCGCGTAATACTTCATAGGCATCATTCAATTCCGCCATTTTTTTGTTTGCATTTGGGTCGCTACAATGATCGGGGTGATAACGCAGCGACAATTTCCTGAATGATTTTTTTATTTCACTCGAAGATGCCGATTTATCTATTTCTAACACTTTGTAATAATCTTTATCCATTTATAATATATTGTATACATTACTTTTAAATTATAAGAAATATAAAAACTATTTACTATGAATTTTAATGGAAACATTTATACACAAATATCGACCCAAATATTTTAAAGATTTTTATTTGAATGATGATTTAAATGACCTTATACAACTCTTGTTTGCTGTAAATAATATTAATATTTTACTTATTGGTGATTCAAGTTCGGGAAAAACCTGCCTTTTGAATATTATTCTTCGGGAATATTATGAACTAGGACCAAATGAACGTTTTTCAAATGAAAATATATTGTTTGTTAATAACCTTAAAGAACAAGGTATACAATATTTTCGCACTGAAATGAAAACATTTTGTCAATCACAATCCACTATAAAAGGTAAAAAGAAATTTGTAGTGATTGATGATATTGATAACATTAATGACCAATGCCAACAAGTATTTCGCAATTATATTGACAAATATGGTAACAATATTCATTTTATAAGTTCCTGCACAAATGCACAAAAAGTGATTGAAAGTTTGCAATCTCGTTTACATTTGTTGAAATTGTCGTCTATTAATAATGAAAATCTGAAAAAAATTATGCATAATATTAAAGAAAACGAAAAACTCCAAATTGATGATGAAAGTATTGACTATTTAATTTCAATTACAAATAATTCTATTCACCAAATTGTAAATTATTTCGAAAAAATTTATATTTTAAATCAACCGGTAAATATTGAATTATGTAAAAAGATTTGTTCAAACATTTATATGAAAGATTTTGAAGATTATATAATTTTTATTAAATCCAAAAATTTGAAAAATGGTATTGAATGTTTGCAGAAAATATACAATTATGGATACTCTGTTATTGATATACTCGATTACTTCTTCTTTTTTGTTAAGAGAACAGAATCACTGACAGAAGATGAGAAATATATTATTATTCCCTTTTTATGTAAATATATTACCATTTTTAATAATGTTCACGAAAATAAAATTGAGTTAACTTTGTTAACTAATAATCTAATTAATTTATTATAATTATATATATGAGTATCAATTATTATTCGGCTGTTTATAAAATAAATCATAAAAAACAAACAGTTACACGCGTAACAATGAAAGAATACGACCACGGTATGTTTCAGCGTAATATGGATTTTAAAACACTTGTTCAAATTATTACAAAGATGCAAAAAATATGTTTTCAAGATGCAAACACAAATCGTAAAAATACAATTCGATTAAAAAAATTATTAAGTGAAACATATGAACCCACTGTTTGCATTGTCATTTCTTTAGGATTTCTAGAAAATGAAAAAAACATTATGAATTTTATTGATGGTGGATGTGCTACTTTACAAAAAACAAATTTAGGTTTTTTAAAATATCAACAACCCGTAGTAAATGAGGTTTGTCGTTCAAAATATAGCAAAAATATTGCTTTAGGTAAACCTATCGAGAATGTATTGAATATTATTGACAAATATGCTGTTCTTATGACAAGCACATCAAAAAATATAAATGGGGTTTATTTATATGTTGAAAAACAACCAGAACACGGAAGCAGTTCATTTTTAACAAAATATTATGAGAAATATGGATTTTCTGTAATGTTACACGAAGACGAAGAGTATATTTACATGTATAAAAAATTACAGCATCAAAAATAAATATAAAATTGATATAAATAAATAATTTGTATTTATATCAATAAGGAGGATGAGTTATAAACATTGCGACAGTATTGTTAAATCAGTAATTGAATCGTTTGTAGAACGGTCTGAAGTTGGAAAGAAAAAGTACAATACTGACCTTGACCGCACAGATTTAAGTATTAATGACTGGCTGCAACACGCACAAGAAGAGCATATGGATGCCATTTTATATTTAGAAAAAATTAAAAATGTTGTAAATGACGATGAAAAACTTCTTGGTTTAGCCCAACCACATCGTCATAAGTACACATTTTATGATGTTATGTATTATAATTATAGTTATGCAAGATTACAATTATCAAATATAACTGACAATATTATACAACACTCTCACAAAATTGTTTTAGCGATTTGTGACAAATATTATAATGATTAAATTACGAAACCATATAAAATTATAGTATTATGATATATTACCTACCTTTAAATGCAAATTTTTAAAAAACCAGTACCAAATTTAGATTTTTTCATATTTTTGGACACCATATGTTTACGAACGGACAAATATTTTTTGTTTGATCAGAATGCTTTTAAGAAACTCGTTTTTCAGGATAGTTACGACGAATTTAAAGCGTATTTGACGGAATATTATTATCCATCAAAACTATTTTACATTGAACGAGATTTAACATATAATTCATTTACAAATATATTGCGCCAAATCTGTAAAAACAATGATATTATGTTTACATCTGAGGTAAAGTACATCAATTCAAAATACAATATTATTTATTATATTTATTTTGACTAAAAAATGTATATTACTATATATTATAGTAATATGTTTGATAAAAATATTGTAAAAAATTATTTGCTTCCAATGACTTTGATTTTAATAGCAAGTTCTTTCTCAAATGAAATTAAGCAATATTTCAAGACATCAGAAGATGTATCTGATTATGAACTTGTGCGAAAATATTTATTAAATGATTTTCCATTATATGGAAAAAAACGCCCAATAATATGGATTCATTCTGAATATGAAGTAAATGCGCGCAAATGGAACTCGTTTCAAAGTAGAAATACAAAGGAATTAAATCAACCTTATTTAATTGAATGTGTGCAGTCCGTAATTAACATGTGTGGCAATGATTTCAATATTTGCCTAATTGATGATGAGAGTTTTGACAAACTAATTCCTAATTGGAACGTTGATATGAATTCATTTAGCGATCCAATTAAAAAACAGTATCGATTACTTGGATTAATGAAACTTATTTATATTTATGGCGGCATTCACATTCCCAATAGCTTTTTATGTACTTCAAATTTGAATGACCTATTTAATACTCATTTGGACAGTGAAAAAGTGTTTGCTTGTGAAAATGTTAACAAAACAGTTAATATGATGCAATTTAAGAATCAACCACGATTTATACCCACCACTGATATTATTGGTTCCGTAAAAGAAAACCCGGTTATGCTAATGTTTATCAAAGAAATAGAATCCGTTTTTGAAAACGGCCATTATACAAGCGAACACGATTTTAAAGGTTGCGCTTCAAATTTTTTATATAATCATATGCTTAGTGATTCTATTTCTGTTATTGATGGACGTTTTATTGGTGTAAAAGATGACCAAAACAAACCCATTACTATTGATGATTTAATGCAAGAAGATTATTTAAATATTTCTGATGCCTATGGTATATACATACCAAAACAAGAACTTTTAAAACGTACAAAATATCAATGGTTTGCTGTAGCAACTCAAGAACAATTATATGAAACCACAAACATTCTTACCAAATTTTTTGTTGTTTCATCTTACAATAATGCAAATAATAAACAAAAAATAACTCCTCTTGTCACATCCATATAAAATGATTTATATATATATTATAAATCATTATGTACTCGTTATTCGATATATCCTTTCATCATTTTAATCAAGATAACCCATATGGTTATTTTTATTCTCTGTATGTTCATTGCATAGAACAAACATTGTTTTATTTATCTTGTTATAATTATGATATTTTGAAACAGCAAAAATTTTTACATTTTAAATGGATTGATTTGGAAAATAAACGCATTGAAATGATAGAAAATGACAAAATACCCGATTATTTAGCAAATCTAACTATAAGCAAAGAATACTGCACTCATTATAAAAAAATCGACCAATTAAGCGATTGGAAAAAATATTCCAGTCATCTTAAATTTAATTTGAAAACATTTACATATTACGTTAATTTTTATTTTAAAAAATGCACAGTTGTGGAAGAATTGATAAAAAAAGGTTTACCTGATGAAATTGTAACAAATATATTGTCATATAGTGATTTAGTTGAACCCATAAAACATAAAACTATCGAAGAAATTCATCATATTAATCACAATGAAATGGATTTTAACTTTGAAGAATTGGTTAATTATCATATTAGTAATCATGGCATTTATGATCCACAAATTACACTTAATTTAAGTGAATGTCCTTGTAAACGAGAAATTGAAGATATATTTATTAATGTTCTTAATACTCCAGATGAAGATAATTATCATTTAAATATACTACCAACCTTTCACGAAAAAATAGGATTGGTTTATCCTGTTTTTCCAAAAAATGGTGAAAATATACCCATATTAATCGAATATTAAAAAAAGAGATTACTTTTAACATTTTAATATTTTAAACAACAATAATAACTACTACTCTATCCTGCTCTTACTTACTTTTATTTGCAATTCTTGTAGAACGACGAACTGTTTTATTTTCAACAACTGGTGTTGTCTTATTTTTACATCTTCGCCCCTTATTAAGAAGCTTGTACTCCTCCTTCTTCTTCAAAAGCAAGAGTGTCTCGGCTGCCTCGTGCATTGCGTGGTACTCTTCCAACTCCTTGCGAGCACATTGCAATTCTTCAATCTGACTACGATATTTACGTTCAATCGTCATCTTCATTTCCCGCCAAGTATCCATATTGTGAGGAAAATATGTCTGCTTTACTTGGTAGGAACTGTGCTGCTTCAGTTCCTTTTGCATTGTGCGCCACAAATTACATTCTTCGTACGTTTTCAACTCAAGTTTCACCATAACTGCTAATAACTATATACAGTACATCTATATTTCAATGTGAATCAATTTTTGTAATCTTTATTATATATTTTAATAAATTTATTCCATATTTTTTTAATTACATCACCCATCGTATTTGTTCCATAATTCATATTAGAATATTTATGATGGTTCCAATGAAACATACTTGCATTTATTATATTATAACCACTATGATCAATGACTACACTAGTCGTAGCAATATTAAACCATATTTTTGTTATATACCAATTTGACCCCGTTATAATTGGAGGAATTAAAAAAGATGGCAAACTTATACATAAATATTCTATTGGATGTGCATAAGCCGCCGCCACAGCACACGTATTTTTCCATTCATGATGTACTTTGTGTATTTTTGAATAAAATGTAAAATGAGACCAGTAATGCAAATAATAAAATATTGATTCACCCAACAATCCATTACAGATTAATTTAAATATATCATTATATTCTATTTCTTCATAACTCATTGTTATATTTCTCCATTTCCAAATAGGAATTAATGCATACATAATAGGTATGCTATAAACAAACTGCAAATATAACACAACATACACTGATTTTTTATATAACGCCCAATCTATGTTTGCTTCTATTCTATACTTTTCATTATTTAAATATTTATCTGCCAAAAAAAATACAAAACATAGACACCAATATATCAAAAAAGATTGTGTAAATGGTTCTACGACATATAAAAAGGTATCATTCATTGTTATATATAAATAAACTGTTCTTTTTATATATATAATAATATTGTATAAGGTCATATAATATTATTTACTTTTTCATTTCGGCTTTGCGTTTGGCTGTCTTATTTTTGCGACGTCCACCTTTAAGCTTCTTGGTTCCGAATTTACCTTTCTTTGCCAATGCATAACCGCTTTTATTAAGACGGTTGTATTTCTTCTCGAATTCACTCTTGGCCTTGGAAACGATTTTTCCAGATGACTTGCTGTACATTAAATCATCCTTGGTAAGACCACTCTTGGTCTTGTATGCGTGTCCGCGCATAACAGCAAGGCGAGCATTCATTGGATTGCCCTTTTCATCAGATGATGGGGCAATAAGATTTTCGAACTTATGTCCGTTTACATGGTACATACCATCAGGTCCTTTCATTAATTTTTTGGGGTTTTGCTTAGTCATTATATATATAAAATATATAAAAAAACTTTTCACGAAGTTTTGCTAAATTGATGTTTTGAACGTATATATTCCGAATAACGCATTTTTTTGCTGATTTGAGGATTATTTCCCGCTGTATTTAACTTTGAATAATCCGCACAATTATGCTCATTAATTTTTTTGCAAAATTCTACAATATTAAACTTTGATGGCATATAAAATTGATTGTGAAAATAATTAAAGACATTATTATATTATACTATAATGGCCGCCACTTCGACCGATCTTGCTAAACAATATCAGCGTAAAACTGATAAACAACACATTTTGGATAATCCCGATACATATATTGGTTCTGTTGAAAACGTAGATGCAAATATATGGGTTTATGACGAAAACTCAGTCAAATATAAAACAATTGAATACATTCCAGGTCTATATAAATTATTTGATGAAGGTATTGTTAATTGCCGAGACCACGTTATTCGTATGATTAATAGTCCAATTCTTGATAAAAAATTCGTTTCGCAAATTAATGTAAATGTAGAAAAAGATATGATTACTTTTTATAATGACGGTAATGGCATTGACATTGCCAAACATCCCGAATATGATATTTGGATTCCGGAAATGATTTTCGGACATCTACGCACTTCTACAAATTATGATAAAACTGAAAAAAAAATCGTCGGTGGTAAAAATGGATTTGGATTCAAACTTGTATTGATTTGGTCCACCTATGGTAGGGTTGAAACCGTCGACCATATTCGAGGTCTCAAATATGTTCAAGAATTTCATAATAATTTGGACCAGCTCGTCCCTCCTGTAATTACTAAGTGCAAATCTACTAAACCTTATACAAAGGTATCTTTTAAGCCCGATTATAAACGTTTTGGTATTGAAGGAATGTCTTCTGATATGATGGATATGCTTAAACGTCGTACTTTTGATATTGCCGCTGTTTCCGACCAATCAGTAAAAAAAATTAAAGTATTTTGGAATGACGTTCAAGTCCCTGTAAGAAATTTTCAGCATTATGTCGATCTATATATTGGCACAAAGGGCGAACATAAACGGTTTCACGAAGCATACGAAGAACGTTGGGAATATGTTGTTGCATTGTCTCCGACGCAGGAATTTATGCAAGTATCTTTTGTAAATGGTATTTCTACTTCCAAGGGTGGTAAACATGTGGACTATATTATGAATCAAATTACACGAAAACTTAGTGATTATATTGAGAAAAAGAAAAAGATTCGCGTTAACCCCAGCTCTATTCGCGAACAACTCATTTTGTTTTTGCGATGTGATATTGAAAATCCATCATTTGATAGTCAAACAAAAGATTATATGAATACACCCTTTGCTAAATTCGGTTCAGCTTGCTCTGTTTCTGACGGATTTATTGAACGTATTGCTAAAATGGGTGTTATGGATACCGCTTGCAGTTTGTCGGAAATTAAGGAACAGCGCCTTGCAAAGAAAACAGATGGAACAAAAACGAAAACCATTCGCGGTATTGCTAATTTCATCGATGCCAACTTTGCCGGCACTCAACAATCAAAAGATTGTATTTTGATTCTTTGTGAGGGACTTAGTGCTATGTCTGGTATTGTGTCTGGTCTAAGCAGTGATGATCGAAATGTTATTGGTATTTATCCTCTTAAAGGTAAGCTTCTTAATGTGCGTGGTGAACAGCTTAAGCGCATTAGCGAAAACAAAGAAATTAATGATATTAAAAAAATTCTTGCCTTGGAAAGTGGTCGGGATTATGAAAATCTTTCTGAACTACAACAATCACTGCGTTATGGTAAAATTATGATTTTGTGTGATCAGGATACAGATGGTTCCCATATTAAAGGTCTTTGTATTAATATGTTTCATAGCGAATGGGCTAGTTTGATTAAAATGCCCGGATTCCTTTCATTTATGAATACTCCTATTTTGCGTGCAAAGAAAGGCGCAACAACCAAACTCTTTTATAACGAGGGTGAATATAATACTTGGAAAGAAAGTAATGAAAATGGGTCTAAGGGTTGGAATATCAAATATTTCAAGGGATTGGGTACTTCCACTGCAAACGAATTTAAAGAATATTTCGCAAATAAAAAAATAGTGGACTTTGTATATACTGGTCCGGAAAGCGACAATATTATTGACAAAGTGTTTAATAAAAAGCGAGCAGATGACCGAAAAACTTGGCTTAGTGGATATGACAAAGATGCATATTTGGATACAAGTGACCCCAAAGCCCCATATGAAGATTTTGTAAACAAAGAACTCATTCACTTTAGTACTTATGATTGTGGCCGTTCCATTCCAAATGTCATGGATGGTTTGAAAACATCATTGCGCAAAATTCTATATTCTGCATTTAAACGTAATCTCACCAGTGAAGTGAAAGTAGCACAATTTTCCGGTTATGTTTCAGAACATAGTTGTTACCATCACGGTGAAGCAAGCTTAAATGGTGCTATTGTAAATATGGCTCAAACCTATGTGGGTTCAAATAACGTTAATTTACTTATGCCAAACGGACAATTTGGTACTCGCCTTCAAGGTGGTGATGACAGTGCATCAGAAAGATATATCTTTACTCAACTTGCATCCATTGCACGATTTATTTTCCAAGAAGCCGACGACCCTATTTTGAGTTATTTGAATGACGACGGTACAAGTGTTGAACCTGAATATTATGTACCTATTATTCCATTTGTCCTTATGAACGGAATATCGGGTATTGGTACTGGATTCTCTTGTTACATCCCATCGTATAGTATTAAAGATATTATTACTTACTTGAGATTGCGTCTTACTGATAAGCCCGTTGATACATTCGAATTTATTCCATATTATGAAGGGTTTAAAGGAACTGTTTCAAAAATCGACGGCGAATCGAAAAAGTATTTGATCAAAGGTGTTTATGAAAAAATCGATGACAATAAAATTCTTATTAAGGAACTTCCTATTGGAACTTGGACTATGCCGTATATTTCATTCTTAGAAGGACTCGTTGACGGCGTTTCCAAAAATGGAAAAAAACAACCCTCCGAAATTCGCGACTTTGTTTCCCTTTCTACCGAAATAAATGTACAGATTGAAGTTACCTTTCCACGCGGTAAGTTGGCAACACTCGAATCAACTATCGAAGCAAATGGTATTAATGGCGTTGAGAAATTATTGAAACTCACCACTACTACCAGCACTAGTAATATGCATCTATTTGACCCCAACCATAAACTCAAGAAATATAACACTGTATCCGAAATTATCGAAGAGTTCATTATTATGCGTATGAAATTTTATGAAATTAGAAAGGCATTCATTCTCTCCGTGTTGCGAAAGAAATTATTGAAAATGACAAATAAGGCCCGCTATATTAATCAAATACTAAATAACGAAATTGACTTGCGTCGTAAGAGCTCCCAAGATGTACACGATCTTCTCGAAGAACTTGATTATTACAAAATCGAAGATAATTATAAATATCTTACTAAGATGCCTATGGATTCAGTCACTACAGAAAATGTTGAACAAATTATGAAGGAGAAAAAAGAAACACAAGAAGAACTCGAATATTTAACAAAAATGAGCATTCAACGAATGTGGTACAGTGAACTCGGTACACTTGAACATGAATATGATAAATACAAATTGTATAGAATGAAACTTCAAAGTAGTGAATATAATAAGAAAGGCGCGAAAAAACCCGCACCAAAGAAAAAGATTCCCCGTAAGAAAAAAGATTAAACTATATTTAATAAAATAACTTATAAACATTCAACATATTTATACTATTAAATATGTTTAATTTACCGAAAGGTTTTTTTGATACAATGATGAATGGTATTGATTCTAAAATTGCCCTTGTTACTGGTATTACAGGACAGGATGGTTCTTATTTGGCAGAACTTTTATTGGAAAAGGAATATTTTGTTTATGGTATTATACGTAGGTCTTCCAATATTAACACTCAACGCATTGATCATATCTATAATAATCCAAAACTAAAATTAGTATATGGTGACCTTTCGGACTCGAATAATCTTTTTCAAATCATTTTTAATATACGTAAAAATCATCCTATTATGAAAATGTTTGAAGTTTATAATTTAGCAGCACAATCACACGTCAAAGTATCATTTGAAATGCCCGAGTATACTGGTAATGTAGATGGTCTGGGAACACTTCGTTTGTTAGATGCTATTCGGCAAAATGATATGCAACATATGACCCGTTTTTATCAAGCATCGACAAGTGAATTATATGGTCTTGTACAAGAAACTCCACAAAAAGAAACCACTCCATTTTATCCCCGTAGTCCATACGGTGTCGCAAAAATGTATAGTTATTGGATTACAAAGAATTATCGCGAATCGTACAATATGTTTACATGTAATGGCATTTTATTTAATCACGAATCCCCTCGGCGTGGTCACAATTTTGTAACAAAAAAAATTACACAAGCAGTTGCGAAAATTTCGAAAGGACAGCAAGAATGTTTGAAAGTTGGCAACTTAGACGCACAACGTGATTGGGGACACGCTAAGGATTATGTATATGGTATGTGGCTTATGTTGCAACAAGACAAATGCGACGACTATGTACTAGCAACCGGTGAAACACATACCGTAAGAGAATTTATTGAAAAGGCATTTAATCACGTAAATATATTTATTACGTGGGAAGGCACTGGAGAAAACGAGATTGGTATTGATAAAAGTGATGGTCGTGTTTATGTACGTGTCGACCCACAATATTATCGACCCTGCGAAGTTGAATTATTATTGGGAGATTCTACAAAAGCATTTAATGAACTTGGATGGAAACATATTATTGACTTTGATACACTTGTGAAAGATATGGTGACTTATGACATAGAAAACACTTGATTATTTTGAACCGGACTTCGTGGTACTATAACATTGTATAAATATAAACTGCTTTTGTATTTATATGTCGGCTGCTTCCACCGCTGTATACAAATATTATTATGTCCCAAATCATGCATATGCAGTTTTTTTACATTTTCCTTGACAAACAATCCACATAAATAATCAAATCCTACGCAAAAATCACCGGGGTTCTCCAATATACTATAACTACTCACAAATTCTAATATATATCCCTCTGCATTTTCATCATATGTGTGTGTTTTCTTGAACACATATATACCACAAAGGTTCTCTAATATGTAATATAAATAAATAATAATGTCATTATCATAAACCAAATCGTAACATATTTTATAATCCATCTGCATATTTGTAATAAATTCCTGAATATTTTGTAAATGTTGAGAACCTCCTTTTACTATAAAATGACCTTGAGGTAAATCATATTTTTTATCTTTATAATCTAATTGCACACAATATGTATCGTAACATACAAACGGCACCACTCCTTCAAAATCATCAATGTTTTTACGTATTAAAAATCCCTGGTTCTCCGGACATTGTTTCATAATATTATATACATGACTTTGTAATAACGTTCTATTGATTTTTTTATTGTCTTTTTCGTTTTTTTCACAACATTGATGCACTACATATTGTAAATTCATTCCATTAAATAATATGGGCTTGCTTCCTATTACTCCCTGTAAATAATCCATTTTATTAATTTTTAATTTTCCATCTTTATACGTAAATGTTTGGTCATTGTAAACACTTATAAAACAAGGATATTGAGAACCTTGGTATATGTGATCCAACGATTTTTCGTTTATTTCGTATAATAATTCATCACTTTCAATGTAATTGGTTTGCAATAATTCAATCATTTTATATTTATTCTCTAATTCCACATATTTTTCCGTTTTAACTCTAAGACAATCATAATATTTCGATTTATAAGGTTGTTTTAAATGGACATACGGAGAACTATAAAATATATTAAATAAATCATAACTGTGATAAACGGGCTGACTAGACCAATAAGGATACTTTATTTTTATAAAGGCCAAATATAGTATAATTGTAATAATAATTACTGCAATTATAATACTAAACATTAATATATGATTACATTGTATTTTGATGCATTTTTTCGAAAATAATAAAAATTGCAATTACAACTGCTATATCGTACATATGTATATATATATCTTAAATGTATTTAATTATATTATTAAACAATTCTTTTGGTACCTTGTTTTTTTCCATTACTTTTCTTATCATTGTTTTGTGATAATATTTTAACATAATGTTACTATGTACGGTGTATTTTATTGTATGTTCAAAATAGATTTTTTCTGTTGCTACTATTTCTTTTGGTTTTCCCAAAACCCTCCCAATTGTATTATCATTTACATAATCATAAAATATTTTATAATTGTCATTATATTGAGGATCATTGTAACATTCTAATACCAACGTGGCATAATAATTACGTATACTTACAAATTTTTCTCTTAATTCTATATTTTCTTGAATAATGTTTTTCAACAATTCCATTTTATAACTATCCATATCTAATAAATATAGAGAACTTTTTTCATTTCTGGCATACCTTTATCAATTAAATCTTTTGGCATTGGCCCTTGTGATTTAAAAAATCGTTTATAATTTTTTATAATTTGCCCAATACTTTTATTTTTTGCTTTTTTCTCTAATTTTTCGTAAAAATCCCAGGACATTGCAGAAGTTAATACCGCCTTTATTAATGGATCATTATCAAATTCATTGTATTTTTCATATATCTTTTTTTGAGTAAGCGGTAATTTTACAAATTTATGCTTTCCATTTGTATAAATTATTATTACCATTTTACCAGATGATAATTTTTTCCACGCATTTTCTAAACTAACTTTACGTGTCTTGTTTTTTACTTCTTTATTTTTTTTTGTTTTGCTCATTATATATAACATATATAAAATGAGTTAATGAATCTTCTCAAACACATACAAAAACTGATAATTATCTCCATTTACATTCAACATTTTTGCTTTTGCATGATTGTGAAAACCGCATTTTTGAGCAATGCTTATAATTGTATCAATCGGTTCAGTGTAAAGTGTATGCTCCTGTTCTCGTTTTTGTTTGTTCTCGAAATCTTCGAATAATTCATTGACTATTATTTTATTGCGCTTTGGTTTAATATCATAACTACCTACATAAGAATATCCATCAAATTCTATTTTACTCCTTGTAATACGCTCTTTTGAGAACCTTTGAGGATTCATTATTAATTTGGGTTTTGCCGCTGGAATAGTCGTATCAAATTCTTTTACATTTACTAAATGCACTATAAAATAACCATTATGTTTTAACCATCGGTTTACATTATTAAACAATTTATATTTATCTTCGAATTCATAAACCGTCATATTTGTACACATTACGTGACTAAATGTATTCGGCTCAAATGTTAAAGGATCATATGCATTTCCTTGACGTATATTTAAATTATCATACTGTTCATGGGATTTATTTATCATACTTTCCGATAACTCTAATCCGTGTATGTTATATCCTTGTGACTTGAAATGGTTCATTAAACATCCGGTTCCACTTCCTAAATCCAACATATTGGACTTGTTTATACTTGGCTGTGTCATATCCATCATTTCCACCATTTCGTGATAACTGCGTTCTTGATTACAAAATAATTTATCGTATACTTCGGTATAAAATTCATCATAAATGGACTGCCCCTCTTTGAATAAATAAGGACACTTTTGGTCGAATCCTTCTACATATTCATATTCCGGAACCATTAAATATTTGTACACTAAATACACTATTGCTATAAATGAAATAAATACTAAGGGTTGTAATATTTGATTCTTATATGTGCTTATTGTAATAAAATTATATAGATTGGTTAACATATATTTGTGATTTATATAATAAAATCACAAATTAACTTTCTTGATTTCTTAATTGCGTGCGGCTATGATTAAAAAACACGTCGTTTCCAATATTTGGATGAAACTTCTCCTTTGTGTCAAAGCCAAATCGTCTAAATAATAAGGAGTGTGTGCTATCACTTTGGCTTGGTTCTATGGTCGATTTATACAAATCACTGTTACTACTCGGTATGTAAATGTTCGAACCATATTTAGTATTGGGTGTGCCTATATTCTTCAAATGGCTTTCAACACCTACATTACTCATAAATCCGGAAACGTGGGATTTCGTATTTCCTGGATTAAATGTTTGTTGGGGTAAAAACGCTAAATGCTCTTCTAATAACACTTTGCTGTTTTTATCAAATATTTTAGATGGATATACACTTTGCTTTGTACTCATTGGTCTAAAATCAAAATTGGGCTGTAAGTCACTATCGGGTATCAAGCGATTATTAATACGTCTATTTAAATCCTCTGTGCGATCTTGTTGTCCAATCACTAAATGGGGGGTATTTGGATTAATTCTTTGTTCTGATTGCATTATATATTAGTACTATAAAAGTTATTTTCAATTAATCTTTTTATTGAAATTGTGTGTTTTACTTTATCGATATTTATTGTGCGATTATATTTGTCTGGGTAATTACATATGTCTCTTAATAATTCCCAATCTTTTTCTACATCTCCTGTTAAATGTATGGCACTTTCCGGAAAATAATCATCGATATTTACACATCCCATATATATCGGAATACTATTGCATAGTAATGTGTCCATTATTTTTTCACTAAAATAATGACTGCTTATATAGTTCTCTATGCAAATATGATATTTATAATCTTCTAACATTAAACGTTGGTCTTTAAATTCACCTTTTAATCGTTTGTCTGTTGTTTTATAGTAATTGCAACCACGACCATATATGTCTATGGGAAGATTACTTTCCAATATTTTATTTGCCAATAAATGTCTATATTTATGTCCACCCGCTTGAAGTTTATTTGAAATCATAATTGACATTAACTTCTTCTTTTCTTTTTTTACTCTTTTTAATGGTGTCATATGCCACATATATGCAAAATGTTCAACAAAGGGATCGGGCAAATTTCCTTTATTTCCTATGAAATATTTTCCTATATGTTGTTGGGCATAATCAACAAATTGTTGTGTTAATCCTAAAAATTGTATAGGTTCAAATGCTAAACCAATGACGTTTTCTTTAGGTATTTTTAAATCGGGCATTGGTGTGTTTAATAATATTGCGTGCGTATAATCATCATCATTTGTAAAGCAATATACAGTATTATATTCAGGATCATCTTTTAACTCAGATGTTTCTATAAATGGTGTTGAACAATCTGCACCTGGCGATGCAAAACTACAAAATATACGTATTTTTATCATTGTAATATCTATATTTATATTTTTATATAAAATTAACGTTATGTTTATATTCAATGATTACTTTTGTAACATCGTGGTACATTGTAAAGGCAAAATTTAATAAGGAAGTGTATGCAGAATGGATAAATAATTTGTTAGCAAATGTAAATAATTTTAATTTGGTTATATTTACCAATGAAGAAAGTAAATATATGATTGAACCCTATTTGAAAAATAAAAAAATCAAAGCAATTGTTTATGAATGGGATGAATTTTCAACATATAAATACAAGGATAAATGGGTTTCAAATCATGAGATTAACCATTCATTAAATAATATGGTTCATTGGAAATTAAATATGTTATGGAACGAAAAAATAAATATGGTGAAAATTGTGAAAGATAGTTTAATATTTCCAAATAATATTTTTGGATGGTGTGATATTGGCTATTTTCGGTGTAATTCGGCAAGTATTGATTTTGATACTATAAAAGAGTGGCCAAATGAAGATAAAGTAAACAGCATTGATAAACATAAAATTTATTACAATCAAGTATGTAATAGTTATTATTTAAATAATATTGTTCGACATGTATTAACAAAAAGCGACACTGATTTACCCGTTACACCTATACCACATAATCAAATATCCATTGCGGGTGGGTTTTTTTTAACACACGGTGAAAACGTTAATTGGTGGTGGAATACGTTCTATAGTCGGCTTAAATTATATTTTGACAATAATTATCTTGTAAAAGATGACCAAATTATAGTCATTGACTGTATTGCAAATAATTTAAAACATTTCAAATTAATTAAACAAGAAGCGGGATTAGACCCGTGGTTTGGATTTCAAACATATTTGTTGTAAATATTCAAGTATATAAAAATAATTATATATTTTACTATATAATGATTAGCATTTTAATGCCAATTTATAACGGCATTGAGTTTATTGACGAATCTATAAGCACTATTCTGTATCAAACATATAGAGAATGGGAACTGATTGTCGGTATAAATGGTCATTTACCCGATTCTGATGTTTATAAAATAGCAAAAAAATACGAAGAAAAAGATGAACGTATTAAAGTGTATGATTTACATCATATTAAAGGAAAATCCAATGCATTAAATGAAATGATAAATTATTGTAAATATGACTGGGTTAGTTTATTGGACGTGGATGATAAATGGCTTCCAAAAAAATTAGAATCGCAAATACCACATATGGATAATAATGATGTAATTGGTACTCAATGTAAGTATTTTGGTGATAGAAATGACCGACCATCTATTCCTGGAGGTGATTTAACAGGATATATTTTTACAAAAGCTAATCCTATTATTAATAGTAGTTGTTTAATAAGAAAATCATTGGCTATATGGGAAGAAAATGGAATTGAAGATTATCATTTATGGTTAAAACTTTGGAAACAAGGGAAACAGTTTTTTAATGTTGAAACAATACAAGTAATGCATCGAATTCATCAAGATAGTGCCTTTAATGCAAAAGGTAATCATTTAAAGGTATTTGGTTTATTGAACAACCTTTAAATATTAAATATTGTGTTTGTATTAATAAATAATTTTAATGATTCTATTCTTTGTATATATGTATGATTGTCCATTACATATTTCATATTACTTATAACAATATCATTACTATTATAATCATAATTTTTTTCAAAATTAATACTTTTTTCAAATAAATTATTAATATTACTATCAAATAATATTTTTTTGTCAAATAAGTTATATACAAAAGGATTATTTGTGATACCCATTCTACCATAACTAATATTTTTAAAAATTCTACAAGGAATATACTGATGTTTTATTTGTAATTCATCTTGTAATGCTGGGGATATAAATGATTGTTGAATAAATTTTTGATTATCTTCGATTGAAAGTGCTCTAGGGTCTTTATTGTTGAAAGTAGCACCATATTTTACAAATGGTATATTATTACATTGACATAATTGTTTTAATTGATTCCAAGAATTTGTTAATTGTCCAATAAAAAAAATATTATTTGTTCTATTATTTCTAATAGTTGATATATTATTAATATTATCCATAATTTGTCTAGGCAATAGATCCGTTGCCCATAAAATAAAATATGTTAACTGATTATTTATATTTGAATAAAATTCAAAATTTTTATCAGTTATGGGCGTAAATAATAGATTTGGATCATTTTCTTTTTCTCTATTCATATCACGAAAACTACACTTTAAATCAATAAGATTAGAGTCGTTAACACCAGGATATTTGTGTTTTTCTAAAAAATGAACAAAATATAAACAGTCATTTCTTTTTGGTATTTTATTATCAACTTGATGTTCAGTTATAAATAAACTATTAGAAAAATCAAAGGACGGATCAATACTGATATCATCATGAAACCAATATGTATCATATCCAAATTCTTTAAAACCCAAAAAAAATCCGTTATGGATATAACTATGTGTATGTGAATGTAATGGGTGTCCCCAAATAATAATTTTATTAATTTTCATAATATATATATTATTATGAAAAGTATTTAAATAGTATTATTAATAATTATAATTAATGGAAATATTTTCTACACCTATTGCTGAAATAGATGGTTTTGGTGCACAATATCAAAAAATTATAACGAATTTTATTGTTATTGTATGTAAATATGGAATGGATTCTATACATTATAACCCTATAACTCGCATGGAACATAATTACGAGAATTCTAATGATTTTATTGAGAACATTGAGAATTTAATAAATTTAAGAGAAAATATTCATTTAGTCGAACAAAATAAAAAATATACACAAGTTGCGTTTACAACAATATGTAACGAATTTGAACGGAATATTGATTATTATTGTCAGAGTGTTCCGATGAATTTCATAAAAAAATGTTTTTGGGAAAATAAAGATAGAGATGTTTTTAAAAATAGTGCTATTAACGTAGCAGTTCATATAAGACGTCCAAATATACACGATAGAGGATTGGCTGGTGAACGTGTAACAACACATAATGAGTATTATTTAAAAGTAATGAATAGAATAAGACACAAATATAATGATAAGGAATTACAATTTCACATATATTCTCAAGGTAATATCACGAATTTTACTATTTTACAAAAAGATGATGTAATCTTTCATCTGGATGAAGATATTTGTAAAACCTTTATTGAAATGGTCGGTGCTGATATATTAATAACATCACCCAGTAGTTTTAGTTATGTAGCTGCTCTAATAAGTGACGGAGAAATATATTATAAACATTTTTGGCATAAACGTCGCTCAAGTTGGATAATTTAAATCACCTAAAATACAATATAAATATAAATAATTTATATTGTATATTAGGTGATTGATGGTAAATATTTTATTTTATAATTTAAACCATATAGGAGATGTATATTTAAGTAGTGGTTTTATAAATACATTGGTCGAACAAAATAGTAATATAAATTTTTATTATTACTATATACTAGGTGATTGTTTTTTATTAAAAAAAAAAAATCTAAAAAGAATAAATAATTGTGAATCAGTATATTCTACCGATTTACAATCGGGCGACCCCCCTGAACATTTAGTATGTTCAGATTTTTTAAATATTTTATTAGAAAATAAATTTGAAAAAAAACAATTAATTATACAAAATTTTGATAATAAACAATATTTGTTGTTAAATACCTGGGCTGCCGCTCCTGTAATAAAACATAACGATTTTGATTTAATCTCCGCAATGGATGGGTGGAAAAGATTAATAATAGAAACTAGTAAAATAATTAAACACCCATTAAAATTTCATATAACACCACATATTGATTTAACGAATATGATGACCGATTATCCTGTTTATGAATTAAGCGAAGAAGAAAAAAATAAAATGAAGGATTATATTTTTATTTTTAATTATAAACCAAGAAGTGTAGATTTTGATATGAATCGTTTTGAAAACTATATCGATTTCCAAGTAAAAAATAATAAGGTAATGTTAGCTAATTATAGCAAAAAATTTGACAATAATGAAAATATATTATTTTTTGAAAAATATTTTAATATTAAACCGACACCAGATTGTTTAAATTTAAAAAAAATATGGGATATTATTTGTTATTGTAAAAAAATAATAATTTTACCTTGTGGATCAGGATGGACATTTTTCCATAAGTTAAAACAGTTAAGAAGCAATCAAATATATATCTGGCAAGGAAATGAATATACTGAAAAATTAAATAATAATATCAAATTTATTAATAATAAAAATAATGTAAATATAAATAATGCTCATTTATATATAAATGAATAATTATATAATTATATAATTATATAATTATTTAAATCAATGGAATTTATCAAAAGGACTATTGATGAAAGAGAATTATGTAGTAAATATGAAAAGAAAAATAGAACAAATTCAGTATTTAAAGATTATTTAAACAAAATATATGATAAACCCTGGGGAAAAGAATATTTATCTTATCAAAATGAACAAATTGGTATTTGGATTTTACACATTGATAAGGGTAAAGAAACATCAGTTCATTGTCATTTTAAAAAAGATACATTATTAATTTGCTTAAATGGATGCTTTAAAATAAATTTATTTAAAGGGTTTAAGATATTAAATACTTTACAAATGTTATATATTCCAAAAGATACTTTTCATGGTATTTATTCCTATACAGAAAATTCTGTATTAATGGAGATAGAATTGTATTCACACGAAGTAAGTTATTCCGATAAAAATGATTTATTAAGATTAAGGGATGTATATATTCGTGATAAGGATAAATATGAATCTTCTGTAACAGAAATACAAGATATCAATAAAGAAAATATGATATTTAATGAAGAAACAGAATATAAAATGGGCAAAACAGTAATAACTGTAAAGAAAATTAATAGCGAAGACGATATGCATTGCATTAAAAATGATTCTATATCTATTCTACTGTCGGGATGTTTATTTATAAATGGTACTAAAATATCCGATGGGTCGTTATTAAAATATAATAATGATATGTCTATGTTAAGTGAGAGTATAAGTATTTTATCAATTAATAATACAAATTTTGAAAATTTATCAAAAATAATTTATAATACAAATCATTTGAATGATTATTTAAAATTAAATAATTTAAAAAATATAGGTTTGACAAGTGGATGTTATGATATCTTACACGACGGACATATAACTAATTTAAAATTATCAAACCAAATGTGTGATAACTTATTTATTTGCTTAAGTTCTGACGAACAAATTAAGCGTTTAAAGGGAGAAACCAGACCAATTAATAATTTAAATGATAGAATATCAATGTTGTTGAACTATAATTTTATTGATAAAATAATTTTATATGACGAAACTGATGATAAACTAGAAAGCGAATTAGATAAAATAATAAATATGGTAAATCCAGAAATATGGTTTAAAGGTAGTGATTATAAAAAAACAGATATCATTATTAAACATCCTGGTCTAAGAAATATTATACTACACGAAATAATACAGGGAAAAAGTACTACCAAACTAATTGAAAAAATAATGAATAAAAATATATTATAGAATAAATAATTTAAAGTTAAATAAACAAACTATTTATATAATGAGGTATTTACTTACAGGTATAACTGGTTTTTTAGGACCACATTTAGCTAAACAGTTAATAAAGAATGGACATGAAGTATATGGGCTATTAAGAGGAACTAGGGGAAGTGAACAAGAAATTAAAGATTTATTGACTGAAGATGAATTTGAAAAAATTAACTTTTTGTATAGCGATATTGTTCATTTTCGCTCTATGGATAAAATTTTTAAAGAAATAAAATTTGATTGTGTTTGTCATTTAGCAGCTCAAACTCATCCTCCAACAAGTTTTAAAGATCCAATTGGAACATGGGAGGCTAATGTAATGGGTTCTATAAATATAATAACTTGTCTTCAGGATTATCAACCAGAATGTCATTTTATTTTTTGCTCAACTGTTGAAGTTTATGGAAATGAAGGTATTGACGAAAGAAAAATTACAGAAGAAAACACAATTTTACCTGCAAATCCATATGGAGCTTCAAAATGTGCAATTGATTTATACATTCGTGAAAGAATGAAAAATAAACAAATGAATGCTACTGTAATAAGACCTTTTTGTTTTACTGGACCAAGAAGAGGAGCTAGATTTTCTATTGCTTCTGATGCGGTACAAATTGCAACAATGATGTTGGGAAGACAAGAAAAAACTCTTCGTATAGGAAATTTAGATACTGTTAGAGCAGTTACAGATGTTCGTGATATAGCAAACGCTTTTTATTTAGTTTCAACAAATAAAGAAATATCCAATGGTAAAGTTTATAATGTATGTGGTGGAGATCCCTTAAAAATGAGATGTTATACAGAACTATTATTACAACATTCAAAATTGGAAGATGTTAAAATGGAAATAGATGAAAAATTATGGAGACCTATTGATATTCAATTTCAGGATGGAGATGCATCTTTAATTAAAAAAGAATTAGGTTGGGAACCTACTATAGATATTAAAACAACTATTAATGATTTATTAGATTTTTGGTATAATAAGTTAAAATAATTTAAATATTATAATAATTATATTATTATAATGATTTTAATATGTGGTGCTTCTGGATTAGTAGGTAAAGAAATGTGTCAGTTATTAGACCAAAAAAATATAAATTACATTGGTACTTATAACACTAATAAGATAAGTAAAAATAATATGTTTAAATTAGATTTTAATAATGCAACCGAAATAGAAGATTTTATGTTAAAACATAAAATAAAAATATGTATATTTTCTATTGTTCAAAGATTAACTGATATATGTGAAAAAGATTGGCAGGAAACTAAGAATGTAAATATTGATATGGTTTATAATACATCATATATTTGTAATAAATTAAATATAAAATTTATCCATATATCAACTGATTATGTATTTGACGGGATGTCTCAGCCCAATTATCCTGACAGTGTTAAAAATCCACTACAAAATTATGGGATTTCCAAGTTAATATCTGAATATAGAGTAATAAATAATTGTTGTACTAATTATGTAATAATTAGAACACCCGTTTTATATTCAAATTTATCTAAAATACACGAAAACGCTGTAACATTAATAGGCAAAAATTTAATGAATTTAAAAAATAAGACATTTGAGGAAGATAATTATAGTATAAGAAGACCATTATTTATTCCAGATTTATGTAAATTTATATGTGATTCGTTGGAAGATACATATCAAGGGGTTTACCACTTTTATAATCCATATAATAAATTTACCAAATATGAAGTATGTAATAAAATTGCTGATATCATAGGGATATCAAGTTATAAAATTATGGCAAATCATAAACAAAGTAGTGGAATCGCACCACGACCGTATGATACACAATTAAAAGATAACAGAATAAATATAGAAAAATATAATTTTACTAATTTTGATCAAACATTAAATAAGTGTTTCAGTCATTTTAAATTTATTCCAATTAATGGAGATAATGTTAATAATATTTTTTTAATGATAGATTTAGATGGTACATTAATAAACTCATCGTTCGCACATTTTAATAGTTATAAAGTTGTATTTGAAAAATATGGCAAGCAAATGTGTAGTTATAATGAATGGGAAGATATTATAAATAATAAACATTTTTCGGATTATATGAATAATGTCTTCGATAAAAGTATGATAGAAACAATAAAAAAGGAAAAAATAATGGAATTAAATAATCAGCATATAGAATATACAACAAATAGCGACAAATTTTTACAGTATATTATCGAAAATAATATTAATTTTTGTATTGTAACAAATACAAATAGACAAACAGTCGAGATTTTCAAGACAAAATGTCCCATTTTAAGTAAAATCGAAAATTGGGTATGTAAAAATGATTTTGAATATAATAAACCGAATCCTGAATGTTATAAACTTGCAATTCGCAAATTTTATAAAAATGAAAACCACATTATTGGTATAGAAGATAGTAAAGTTGGTTATGATGCATTAAAAGGGGTAACGGATTATATTTATATTTTTAATAATTATGAATTATTTAAAAATAATGATGGATATTTATTTGATGATTACAATAATATATTACACATTTAGACATTTACACCGAATAAAAAGAAAAATGAGTAAAATCAAAGTTCTGATAAATATTTTTCACAGTAATAGAACGCTATCATAATACTCACTAATTTTTTATTTTCATCAATAAAACAACTATTATTTCCTAGCCAAATACTTAATGATAATAATTTCGTTAAATTATCAAAATTATTATTTAAAAAAATATATTCATATTCTTTAATAAAATCTATTTTTAGATTATTTTTTTCGATTTTTATTTCTGAAAATTCCATTTGATCAAATTTACTATACCCAGATATCCCAAACATTAATTTGGCATAATCATACTCTTTTATTCCAAATAATTTCGTATTACCAAATACCCCTCTAGGATCTATAAAATATAATTTATCATTAGATTCCATTATATTTCCCAAATGAGTATCTCCATGAATTAAATTATAGTAATTTCTTTTTTTTAAATAATTAAGACATTTATTTTTGATAATTTGACTATAATATTTTATTGACTTAAAATTATGACCATTTACATAATGTATTTTTTTAAAATTTTTATTAGATTCCCAATTATATTCATTATATCTTTTTATTATTTTTTTTTCAGTTTCACATATAACATCGTTTTTAAGTATATCAAAATTTATTTCTATTGTAACATCGTGAATTTTATTAAGTAAATCCTTAATTCGTAAAATATAATAATTACAATTATTATAATTAAGTATATTAGTTAAAATTTTATTATTTGCTATGTATTCTATTTCTAATTTACCGTATTTATAATTAATTAAATTAGGCATTGGAAATTTAATAATATTATTTTTAATAAATTTATAAAATTCTATTTCATCATTTATTTTCTGCTTACCATGATTATTTTTTCCATTTTTTATCAAGATATTGTTATCTATTTTAATATCATTAAACGAAAATCCATAATTTTGAGTATTCATTGTATTATACTAATGATACATCTTATATTTAAATTATATTTGTAAAATAGTTTCTTTATTGGTTAGAACATATGGAAATGTTGAATGAAATTTTCTTAATTCATTCCGTGTTCCTGTTAAATTTACTGTTAACAAATAATATTTCTACTATTTTAAGCTTATACTTCATCGTCACTATCTAATTCGGACTCTTCATCCTCTTCATCATGAGATTGGGCTTCTGCTTGAGCTTTGGCTTCCGCTTCTGATTGGGCTTTTGCCTCTGCTTCTGCTTTGGCTTCCGCTTCTGCTTGGGCTTTGGCTTCCGCTTCTGCTTTGGCCTCCGCCTCTGCTTGAGCTTTTGCCTCTGCTTGAGCTTTGGCTTCTGCTTGGGCTTTGGCCTCTGCTTCTGCTTGGGCTTTGGCCTCTTCTTCTGCTTTGGCTTTGGCTTCCGCTTCTGCTTGGGCTTTGGCCTCTTCTTCTGCTTGGGCTTTGGCCTCTTCTTCTGCTTGGGCTTTGGCCTCTTCTTCTGCTTTGGCTTCAAATTGGGCAAGTGCTTGTGCGTCCGCTTGGGCCTGTGCATCCGCTTCCTCTTGGATTTGGGATTCGGTTCTTTCAACAGGTTGAGAAACCGGTTGAGGTTTTCTACGTCTATTCATCATTAGCATATTTCTTCCTACAGGTGCAACACTAAGGGGTTCTACCTTGTTATTCGATGTAAAATTTAAACCTTTTGAACGCTTAATTGGCATATATTATAGTATAATATATTAATATTATACTAAATATTTTTCTTTAATCACACATTTAATATATTATTATTTAACAATATATTAAATATGGTTGGATATAAATATGGATTATGGTTAGTATATAACCAAAATACATTTAATACTGCACACATTGGTCATTTTACAGTCCAGTGCTTTATGAATAAAGAAGATGCATTTAAACTATATGATAAAATAAACAATAATTATGGTAATACATTTCCTATTCATGTGGAAAAATTGGGTTCCTTATTCAATACGGATTTTTACAACCACGATAAAAATAATCTACACGCGTGGGGGTATTACGGCTCAATAAAAAATTGGGAACTACTCCAAAACGCAGCAAAGGAATATTCTGGCGACTTTTCTTACAAACCACACACCAGCATCATTTATTCAAATGACAAATCCTTGTTGGCACCTATAAATCTTGAAAATGACATTACTATTGTAGGTATTCTGAAAGTTGTTAACATAAATGCTGCTGACCCATCGAAATGGTCATTATTAAATTAGTTGTTCAGTTTGTTCTTTAAGTTCTTTGATAATATATATTGTTGTCAACTTCTCAAAAAAAGTCGAAACGAATTTTCAAAATTGGACATTTTTAAAAATGTCCAAAAGTGAAATATTGGAAATAGTTTTTTTGGAAGAAAACCAGTTTTTTCATTATGCAGTAAAATGGAGTCCCGTATGTTTTATAGATAATTATGTGACTGCGTAATAAAAAAATAAAAGTTTGAGAAGTCCGGATAATATATCATATTACTTTAGGTAAAATGGAAACCAAAAAAATGCCAAAAAATGCCAAATTTTTTCATTGTATAAAATGTGATTTTAAATGCAGTAAACAAAGTAATTATAATAAACATTGTTTGACTGCAAAACATAAAACGGAAACTTTTGGAAACCCTATGGAAACTCAAAAAATGCCACATAGTTTACAGTGTCATTGTGGGAAAATGTTTAGTTCAAAATCAGGTTTATGGAAACATAAAAAGAAGTGTAAAAATGCCGAAAATGTGTTATCGAGTCATTTTATATGTGAATCACCACCTCCAACATCAAATATGGAAATGATGTTCGAAAAAATGTGTCAACAAAATATGGATTTACAGTCGGCAATGATTGAAAAACAAGAAAAATATAATAAAAAATTGCAAGAGGAGCGAGAGGAGCATAAAAAAGAAATACAGAATTTAACGGATAAAATCTCAAAAATATCGACAATAACAAACAATAACACGACAAATAATAATAACAATAAATTCAATTTGAATTTCTTTCTTAATACTCAATGTAAGGATGCTATGTCCATACAATCCTTTATGGAGAACCTTCAAATAGGGTGTAAGGAACTGGAACACATGGGAGATGTGGGATATTTAAATGGTATGATGGATATTTTCAATAACACTATCGGAAACATGGACGTTTATAAAAGACCCTTGCATTGTACGGATCTGAAACGGGAGGTTCTCTATTTTAAGCAAGGAACGGATTGGGAACGAGACAGCGAGGATAAACAACACTTGAAAATGCTAATAAAAAACGTTGAAACAAAGAATTATAATAATTTACAGGAATGGCAAAAAGACCATCCGGATTCCCGAGAATGCGATACTCCGGATAGTGAGCATTATATGAAAATAGCCACAGAAGCCCTTGGCGGAGCCGATAGCAACAAAGATTCGATGTATTTATCAAAAATAATGAAACATATTGTGAAAGAAGTCCACGTCAAACCATAAGTGGTGCAACATTTCATTTATCAGTTCTCTATAAATGAAATTTACCGTAAGAGTGTTATGTTTCTTTAAGTTCTTTGATAATATATATTGTTGTCAACTTCTCAAAAAAAGTCGAAACGAATTTTCAGAATTGGACATTTTTAAAAATGTCCAAAAGTGAAATATTGGAAATAGTTTTTTTGGAAGAAAATCATTTTTTTTCTTATGCAGTGATATGGTTTAGTTGTGATTTTGTGTTAAAATGTTTGTTTGCATAATATTTTTTTATTACTTTGATTTATGGGGTTTTTTTGTTAGCATAATTTATAGATTTTAGGACATTTTATGCTAACAAAAAAACCCATAAAAACCCCAACCATATTTAGTTGTGAAAAGTGCAACTTTAAATGCAGTAATAAAAAGGATTATAATAGACATATATTGACTGCAAAACATAAAATGCGAACTAATGCTAACGAAAAAACCCCAATAAGTATGAAAGCATATACTTGTGTATGTGGAAAAACATATAAACAAGCCCCGTCTCTTGCTCGTCACAAAAAAAAATGTCATTTTTTGGTAAAACAAGAACACATTACAGAAGAAACCATAATGGACGAGACAGTTCATTCAAACAATTTAATAGCACAGGACAGTATTGTTAATAATTTGATGAAGCAAAATGAAGAGCTACATAAACTTATTATAAATCGGGACGAGGAACATAAAAAAGAAAAAGAAGAACAAAGAAAACGGGACGAGGAACATAAGGAAGAACAAAGAAAACGGGACGAAGAACACAAGAAAGAAATAGAAAAATTGACCCATCAAATATCAAAAATATCAACAATTACAAACAAGACAACAAACAATAACAATAAGTTCAATTTGAATTTCTTTCTTAACACTCAATGTAAGGATGCAATGTCCATACAATCCTTTATGGAGAACCTTCAATTAGGTTGTAAGGAACTGGAACATATGGGAGATGTTGGGTATTTGAATGGCATGATAGATATTTTCAATAACACTATAGGAAACATGGACGTTTATAAAAGACCCTTACATTGTACGGATCTGAAACGGGAGGTTCTCTATTTTAAACAGGGAACGGATTGGGAACGAGACAGTGAAGATAAACAGCACTTGAAAAAGCTAATAAAAAACGTCGAATCAAAGAATTATGACAATTTACAGGAATGGCAAAAGGACCATCCAGGTTCTCTACAATGCGATTCATCAGACAGTCAACATTATATGAAAATAGCAACAGAAGCTCTTGGCGGAGCCGATAGTAACAAAGATTCGATGTATTTATCAAAAATAATGAAACATATAGTAAAAGAAGTTCACGTTAAACCATAAGTGGTGCAACATTTCATTTATCAGTTCTCTATAAATGAAGTTTACCGTAAGAGTGTTATGTTTCTTTAAGTTCTTTGATAATATATATTGTTGTCAACTTCTCAAAAAAAGTCGAAACGAATTTTCAGAATTGGACATTTTTAAAAATGTCCAAAAGTGAAATATTGGAAATAGTTTTTTTGGAAGAAAATCAGTTTTTTCCTTATGCAGTGAAAAGCAGTAAAATGAAAAATAAAAATTTCAGTGTATTACCATAAAATTTTTTAAAATATGTAAGTTGGGAATTATTTAGGGGATTTTTTCTTTGCATATATTACTAATGATTCCTAATAAAAAATCCCACAAAAAATCCCAAGAATTTTTTTGTGAAAAATGTGATTATAAATGCTATCATAACAATGATTTTAATAAACATTTAATGACACTGAAACATCAAAATAAAGAAAAAATAACAAAAAAATCCCCTTCAAAATCCCAAGAATTTTTTTGTGAAATTTGTGATTATATTTGCAGTAATAAGAAGGATTATAATAAGCATCTAATGACACTGAAACATCAAAATAAAGAAAAAATCCCAACAAAAATCCCGAAAGAATATAAATGTGACTGTGGAAAAATTTATAAACACATGTCTTCCCTATGCAGTCATAAGCGTAAATGTAAATATACCAGTAAAGATAATGAAAATGTATGCAGTGATAATAATATAAATTTACTAATGAATGAATTACAAAGACGAGACGAAGAACATAAGAAGCAATTCGAAGAACAACAAAGACAACATAAAGAAGAGATTGAGAAATTGTCATCACAAATATCAAACATATCGAAAATAACAAACAATAACACGACAACAAATAATAATAAATTCAATTTGAATTTCTTTCTTAACACTCAGTGTAAGGATGCAATGTCCATACAATCCTTTATGGAGAACCTTCAAATAGGGTGTAAGGAACTGGAACATATGGGAGACGTTGGGTATTTAAATGGAATGATTGACATTTTCAACAACACAATAGGAAACATGGATGTGTATAAAAGACCCTTGCATTGTACGGATCTGAAACGGGAGGTTCTCTATTTTAAACAGGGAACGGATTGGGAACGTGACAGCGAGGATAAACAACACTTGAAAAAGCTAATAAAAAACGTCGAAACAAAGAATTATTACAATTTACAGGAGTGGCAAAAGGACCATCCAGGTTCTCTACAATGTGATTCAACAGATAGCCAACACTATATGAAAATAGCCACAGAAGCCCTTGGCGGAGCCGATAGTAACAAGGATTCAATGTATTTATCAAAAATAATGAAACATATTGTGAAAGAGGTTCACGTTAAATAATTGATTCATATATATAAATGTAACTTGATTTATATATACAATGGTAAGAGTTTGTAGTACTCCACATACAAGCACTGCACATAATGCTTATTTTGAAATGTTCCCTTTTGAATTGAGTGATTTTCAGAAATATGCAATCGAAGCAATCGTGGAGGGAAATAATTGTTTGGTGACGGCTCATACGGGGTCGGGTAAGACATTACCTGCTGAATTTGCGCTTCAACATTTTGTAGAACTTGGTAAAAAAGTGGTTTATACATCACCGATCAAGGCATTATCGAATCAAAAGTTCTATGAATTTCAAAATAAATACCCACATATTAGTTTTGGCTTATTTACGGGGGATATAAAAACAAATCCAGAGGCGGATGTATTAATTATGACAACTGAAATATTAATGAATAAATTATTTTTAAAAGATCAGCAAACAAAGACACAAATGGATTTTGAATTAGATATAGACAATGATTTGGGCTGTGTTGTATTTGATGAGGTGCATTATATAAATGATAGGGATCGCGGACAAAACTGGGAAAAGACCATATTGATGTTACCGAAACACATACAAATGGTAATGCTTTCAGCAACAATAGATGCCCCAGAGAAATTTGCTGCGTGGTGTGAAAAAGGACGTAGTAATCAAGTTTATTTATGCTCTACGGAACATCGTATTGTACCGTTGGGGCATTATGGATTTTTAACTACAAACGAATCGTTATATAAATCGATAAAAGATGAATCACAAAAAAAAGAAATAAAAAAAGAAATGGATAAATTAATATTGTTGAAGGATTATAAGGGAGTTTATAATGAAGCGGGATATTTAAAAATAAATAAATATTTGAAATTGTTGGAAGAAAAGAAGGTATTTGTAAAGCGAATGCACGCATTGAATAATTTATCGCTATTTTTAAGAAATAATAAAATGCTTCCGGCAATCATATTTGTATTTTCGAGAAAACAAGTGGAACAATGTGCACGTGAAGTGACAGTACCCTTGTTGGAAGACGATAGTAAAATACCTTACATTGTAAAAAAGGAATGTGATCAAATAATGCGTAAATTACCGAATCACGAAGAATATATGAATCTGAAAGAATACACGGATTTAATTAAATTATTGGAAAAGGGCATTGGAATACATCATTCAGGTATGCTACCAGTATTGCGTGAAATAGTGGAGTTGATGATATCAAAAAAATATATAAAGATGTTATTTGCAACAGAGTCATTTGCAATTGGATTGGATTGTCCGATTAAAACAGCAGTATTTTCTGGATTAACGAAGTTTGATGGTGAACAAATGCGATATGTATTGCCCCATGAATATACACAAATGGCGGGTCGTGCAGGGCGACGTGGAATTGATAAAATAGGATATGTAGTACACTGTAATAATTTGTTTTCGCTACCTAGTCAAACACAATACAAACAAATAATGTGTGGTATACCTCAAAAATTAGTATCAAAATACAAAATCGGATATAATTTAATATTGAGTTTATTGAGCAGTGGTAAAACCGGTGATTTTCATACATTTTCAGAGAATGCAATGGTATATAACGATATAGATAATAGTATAAAGAAGCAACAAAATAAAATAGATGAATTGAGAACAAAAATGGCAATGAAACATAAAAGTTTAACAATGTTGCAAACGCCATATGACGAATGTATTAATTATATTGAGTTACAGAAAAAACTACCGAATTTGAAAAATAAACATCGAAAGCAGGCCGAGCGAACAATGAAATCGCTTGTGGATCAATATAGAAAATTATTGCAAGATGTAGACCATGTAAAAGAAGTAGATGAATTAAATAAAGTGGAAAAAATGGAAATGGATAGTTTACATTATTTGGAGTCGTATATATGTGAGCAAAGCAATCGAGTATGTAAGGTATTAGAACGACGTGAGTATATAGAGAATACAGAAGGTGGATATAAATTAACTGAAAAAGGAGCATTGGCGAGTCAAATAGCGGAGGTACATTCACTTATAATGGCAGAAATATTGTTAAGTACAAATTATTTCGAAACATACAGTGTGGAACAAATTATAGAATTTTTAAGTATATTTACGGATGTGAAAGTGAAGAGTGACATAAAAGCAGCAACGCCACTTGATAAAACGGAAGTAAAGTCATTAATATTTGATGTAATGCGTAAAAACGATGTATATAGTTTTATAGAAAGAGAAGAAAAATTGGATACAGGAATAGTGTATGACTTACATAATCTAGATATTTATACTTATATGGAAGATTGGTGTAATGCAACAAATGAAGTTCAATGTAAGATAGTGTTGAAGACAATGGAAGAAGATAAGGAAATAAGTACGGGGGAGTTTAGTAAGGCATTGTTAAAAATATCGACAATTGCGAAGGAAATATATAATGCGTGTTATGAAAAAGATGAATATGATTTATGTAAAAAGTTGTTGGAAGTAGATGGAAAGATAATGAAGTTTATAGTAACAAATCAGAGTTTGTATGTATAATAATAAAATGGTTAAATTAAAAAATTGATTATTTAAAATATATATAATTATTGTAAATAATGGACAGTAGTGATGATGAATCATATGCGTCTTCAATAGACAGTGAAGAGGAGGAAAATATGGATAATGTATATTATGATGACCAAGATTATCATGATGATGAACGAATAGATAATAATTATTATATAGGTTCAACGGGTGTAGTGGATGATAAATTACTATTACTTAGTGTAGTGTCTCCTAAGTCGTTTTTCAAATATCATATAGAGGATGTATTGAATTTCTTGAAACATCAATCTGTGATATACACAAGAAATACGGAAATACAAATAATAAAGATGAAATATCATCATAGTGGTAATGATGTTTATTATACGTCAATAAATAAAACGTATTATTTGCGTATAATACAGCGATTATGGAGAAAACGTTTAAAAGAGCGAGAAGATTTTTACAGAAAACGTGTAAATATATTTGCTCTAAGATATAGAGAATTAAATGGTAGTTGGCCAGAAGGATTTAATAACAAACCAGGTTTACACGGATTGTTGTATAAAAAAACGTGAATTCGGATAAATAATACTTTTTTATTGTGAAAATTGATTTATATAAATAATTTATAAATCAATTATAAAACAAGATGGTGAAATTTGCATATACAAGATATTTGTATATAGAGGATGAGGTGCGTTATTCGTTAATGATGTCGTTAATGGAGCGAAATAAGGAAGAATCTTTATTTTGGTTATATGAACTATATTTTTCTGGATTTGATGTATTTGGTTATTTGTTTAATTTGTATGAATTGTTATATATAACAAAAAAGAGTATATTAAATGAGATGGAGGATTTACATAATGAGTGGTTAATAGACAAGCATAAGCATCATATACCAGGTACATTTATAATTAACATGATAAATTATAAATATTCGATCGCGAAGTTTGTAAAAAAAATGTATAAGATAAAGTGCAAAGATGTAAAAAAAAATGAGAAATATTCAAATAAATTAATACATATGAAACCAGAGGAATATGAGAAATATACAACAAAAATATATCCAGAAAAAGCATACAAAACGTTAGCATTTGAGTGTAAATATTTCATACGAAAAAATTTTAATACATTATGTGAACAACCAATAACATATGATATAAAAATGTATACGGATAATTGGTTGTATTATGCATCCGCAGCAAGTATATGGAAAGATAGAATAACATTGTATAATGGTAGAGTAGATGATGAAAAGAAGGAAGTAATATTTGATAATATAGAAGATAAGGAGAAGTTCGATGATGAATATGATTTGGAACCAGATGAACAGTCATTGGAAACGCAACAAAAGAGTTTGGGACGAGAAGATGATAAACAATTTTCAGTAAATGATTTAATTAAAAACTATGGGGGTTTTATTGAACATGTAGAGGAAAAAAGTAGTTAGTGCAAATAAGGTGCCTCCCCATAAAATATCGGTAAGTAAAATACGTAGGTTCCATTTTTTTATAGTGGCATAATTGGTGAGTTCATATACTGCGTAAATGGCGAGGCCGAGTAAAAACGCATCAAATATACTTTTATTTTGATATACAATAAAATACCATAATGTAAGAATTAAAGTAATGTAACAAGCAATTGCGGCGAAAAGATCAACGGTCATAGGAGAACCTTGTATATTTTGAATCATTTTACCAAATCCCATAGGGAGAACAATGTATTGAATATAGATTCTATCCAATAGAAGCATAATAATGGCAATAAATAGTATATTATAAAGTGTTTGCATTATAATATATTGTTATATTTTTTTTAGCATAAGATTATTTTCAGTGTTTGTTTGTTGTAAATAATATAAACAAATGTGATTTATATTGCTAAGAAAACTAGAAATAGAGTGGTAAGCATATTTATGTAAAATGGAAGAATCGGTATATGTGATGTTGTATATTGTATTGGGTGGTATATATAGCATTTGTCCTTGTGACATTGTAAAATTTACAAATTTATCATCGTTGTCATTTTCCACATTAAATACATAATTAACATAATCAGGAGTAATGGTTTCATTTTCCATAGGTTTAATTTGGATAGCGACGGAACCGTTTTCAATATATAAAAAAGTGCGATAATAGTTGTGAACATAATTTTTCGTTTTAGTATCTGCTGAACCGCCGATTATTTCTAAATTTGAGAAAAAACAGCTAGCGGGTTTTATATATTTTGAGAATTCAGGTTCTCCATATATATAATTGTTTTTTGTATAAAATTTATTTTTCTTATGGTGTTGTATTGATGCGTTTAATGTTTCGTAAGGAATAATTATATTGGAATCATCTTTAACGTCAAAAAGGTTAACATTAAATGAAGAATCGACAGGGTTGATGTATAGATCATTCATTTCAGTAATAATGGGGTCTTTTTTGCATATTTTTTGGAAGTCATTATTAGTTGTGTAATCATTTTCGTATATTTCAATGGTAGATACAATTTTATTTTGTTCATAAATGTTGAAATAAAAAATAATGATTATAATAATAATAAAAAAATGCAATAATATATTCATATAGATATAATAGAGTTAAAAGAATAATTATTAAAACGAAATTTATTCAAGATTATCAATCATAGGTGCCAAATAGAAACTGAGTGATTTTTCTTTGTCTTCTGTGTCATCTAAATAATAGATGATTTTAATAGGAAAGTCCTCTGTAATGTGAATAAATACATTTTTAGTTAGTTTTGAAAAAGTGGAAATATTATTTAAATAATTCAGTGTGTATGACATATTGAGTTCCATATTTTCTGTAATACTATATTCATTCAAATCGTTGATGTCAATATTTACTTTCATTTTGCCTGTTTCAACACTGTGTGATGTGAATTCGATGATTTCTTCATTGCATTTAATTGTAGCATAATCACCAAATAGTTTGAGTTGACTAATTACGTTTGAGAAATTTACTGACGATAGTTGTATATCAGCATTTGTTTCTTGTTCTGGGATTTGCATAAGATCAACTTCAATATCAACAAGTGGTATTTCAAATTCTCTTTTCAAAATTTCTTTGTTATTACTATCAAAATAGATGCTTAAATTATCGGGATGGTTTTCATTATATTCAAATTTGATAGTATGTCCTTTTTCTCGTGTACTTAAAATCTTTGCAAGAATATTTGTATTAATACCAATGGAAACGTTGGTGTTGACATCAAATTCATCAAACCAATCATTGACAATATTAAGCTCAAAAATGGTAATATTTGCAGAGTCCGTAGATTGAAAATAAAGCTTGTTTTTATTAATTGAAATAGAAAGATTGTCGGTAAATGTTTTCAAATTTTGAAAGAGAAATGAGAAATTAGATGCCTTGAATTCATTTTGAATAGTGAAGAACATATTATAGTATAATATAATATGTATTTTTTATATGGAATCAATTTTAATAGTCATTGAATAAATCATTTAATAATTGAGCAGACACTTTTTTACTATGATATGTATATTTGTTGGCAGCGGATGAATCAGTATATGGAGAGCATATTTGTTCGATTGTGCTCATCATATGTGGTGTATTATAAATGTGCATATATTTTAGATTTTTTGTACAAGGGTTGTCCTTTCCTACAATTTTTGTACAAAATTGTTTTAATAAAATCCCGTGTGTTGCCATAGATGATGCAGTGAAGCCATTTAAATCCATATGTAATTCAAATTCAGAATAGTTTTGTAGTATTTTATCTATTAATTGCAGTGCATAATCAGATATATTATCATAGGTTTCTTTATTAAGAAGTGATTTCAATACATTAAAATTAATATATAATATGTAACTATTTGGTAATATGATCATGGGTTGTTGTCTAATATCCATATTAATATAATGGATATAATTATTTTTAAATTAAAATACTAAATACTTTTTATTATTTCCTCGGTATGAATTGGTTCAGTTTCATCTGATGAATCATTTTCTTCAGAAATGTGTTCGATTTCTTGGATGTCTGCATCATTGGATAAAATGTTTATTCTATCGTCATATAATGATTTATTTACTTCCATAGTAAATGTTTGGAGTTTCATAATAACATCTTTCATTTGTGTAATTTCGTTAAGTATAGTTTCAAAACGAGCTTCATATTCGGTTATGAGTTCTTCTGAAAAAGAACTATTGCCTACCATATCTTTCTGATTTTCTTCTAATCCGTCCAATCTGATTTTAATTGTATTAAAAATATCATTTATTGTATTTGGTCGTTGATTATTAGAAGGTGATGGAGGAGGTGTAGGTGGTTTCTGATTTGTTTGAACCGTTTCTTGAGTTCCGCCGCGTCTATTTCTTGCTCTAGCTAATGCCGATGACATATAAATTTATATATTATATAAAATTATAGTATTGTACGTATTAAGCAACCATATTCATCTTTATAGGATCACAATGACAATAGGGTGTAATAAATTGTAGGTCGTCCAAACTGTAATCGTTAATATTAGAATGTTTATTATTAACTAATATGCGTGGAAATGATTTGGGTTCATTTTGTACTTGTTTTTCTAAACTGGGTATATGTTCCTCATAAATATGAGCATTTCCTAAAAAGTAGACAAATGTGTCGGCTTCTAAACCACAATGTTTGGCTAAAATATGGGTTAAAAATGAATAAGATGCAATATTAAATGGCACACCTAATCCGACATCTCCGCTACGTTGATATAATGAACAACTTAAATACTTGTGTTCTCTTACGTGAAATTGCATCAACACGTGGCACGGAGGAAGAGCCATTTCATCGATTTGTTGTGGATTCCACGCAGATACAATAAGTCGGCGTGATGTTTGTGTTTTTTCGTTTTTTAAATCGTTGATTATATTTTGTAGTTGGTCGATGCCTTGATTTGTGTAATCAGTGTATCTATTTGTATATGGTGCATTAAAATGTCGCCACTGATGTCCATAAACGGGTCCAAGATCACCTTCTTCGTATGATAAATTGCGTGATTCGAGAAATTCTTTGCTGGCATTAGCGTTCCATATATTCACTTTTTGTTGTTTTAAAATATCATTATCTGTGTGTCCATTAATAAACCAGATTAACTCCTTAAAACAAGTTTTCCACGCGACTTTTTTAGTAGTTAATAATGGAATAATACCATCTTTTAGAGAAAATTTCATAGAATTGCCAAATATGGTTTTACATTTACCATTGCGAGTATTTTCAAACGTACCATTATTTAAAATTTCGCGTATGAGATTTAAATATTGCTCTTCTTCGTGCATTATAGAATAATAACCAATGATTCTTTATATATTCTTTTCTAAATGAATGTTATATGGATACTCAAGAAGTTACAACAATAAATTCAGTTCAAGAAAAGAAGAGTTTTATAAATCATTTATTTGATGGTACACCAGAAGGTAATGCGGAATATATGAATGCTATACAATATGCATTAATAGGTATTATTCCCATTGTTGGTTTAAATAAGATTGTTCAAAATTTTATTCCTGATGTAGATTTAGATAAATCAACGTTGGAGATTTTAGTTGAAATAATGCTACAAATAGTAATAATGTTTGCCGGAATAATACTAGTTCATCGTGCAATTACATATTTCCCAACATACAGTGGTTTCAAATATGACAATTTCATTTTGACAAATGTTATTTTAGCATTTTTAGTATTAATATTGAGCATTCAGACAAAGGTAGGAATGAAGGTAAATATTATGTATGAACGTATGATGGAAATGTATAATGGTCCACGTGAAAATATGGAACAAAATGAAAATACTCAACAAAATGTTCAGGTGAATGTACCTCAAGTACAAACACAACATAATGAGAATTTACATTTCAGTCCTCCTCCAGCCCCAGTAGTGACACAAGCACAACAAGCACCCCAAGTTCCTGAATTAGGTTCTGGTTTGGGTGGTGGTCCCATGGCAGCCAATAGTGTAATTGGTGGTGCTTTTGGTTCTTCATTTTAATTGATAAATTATAATTTAATACTTTATCAATTTATGCGTAAATCATATTTAACTGATTATTTACTTTTACAAAAGTGCAACATTTTGGTATATTTTTGATTTTATACGCATTTACATAGGTGCAAGTGCTTCTGATGCCTCCTAAATAATTCAAAACAGTGTTTTCGAGAGCACCTTTATATTTAATTTTAACTGTACGTCCTTCAGAAGAACGATATTTGTCCATTTTACCAAAATGGGTTTTCATTGCAGTTTCGCTACTCATACCATAAAACATTTTATATTGCTTACCATTTTCTTCTATGATTTGTCCTGGATTTTCATCGTGGCCCGAAAATTGTCCTCCAATCATAATGAAATCAGCACCTCCACCAAGTCCCTTTGAAACGTCCCCTGGACACGTGATTCCACCATCGCCAATTATATATCCATTTACACCGTGTGCTGCATCAGCACATTCCATAATCGCAGATAATTGGGGCATTCCCACACCAGTTTGTGTTCGGGTTAAACACGCTGAACCGGGACCAATACCAATCTTAACAATATCAACCTTTCCACGGAGAATAAGTTCTTCTGTAATTTCTCGGGTGACGACGTTACCGGCAACAATAATTTTCTCTGGATAAAGTTCTCTAACTTTACTACAGAATTCAATTAATTGTTCCATATAACCATTGGCAACATCAATGCAAATAAATTTTACATAAATAGAATCCATAATGGACATTAATCGCTTTAAATCACTTTTTTGTATACCAGAAGAAACCATAAAATAATTTGGGTCAAGTCCAAATGCCTGCATCGCTATAAAATCCTCAGCATTGTAAAATTTATGAAATGCAGTGATAATCTTGTGTTTACTTAGTACATTGTACACTTCATATGTACCAATAGTATCCATATTTGCAGCAATAATGGGAACACCTTTCCATTTTAGTGTGCTGTGTGGAAATGTGAATTCACGTTCGAGGTCAACTTCAGAACGACTTGACATAGTTGTTCGTTTAGGACGAATGAGTACATCTCCAAAATCAAGTTTAGTATCCTGTTCGATTTTCATAATAAATAATAACGGAAATTAATATTTATATTAATTTAATTTGATATTTTAGATATTGATACGTTTAATTGTTGTGCAAATGTATTCACTAATTCGTCATTTTTATAATCTTGAATGTATTTTATTTCGCTTATACCCGAAGCAAGTAAAATGCGTGTACAAATAATACAGGGGTAATGAGTAATATATGCGGTACTGTTTTCACAACTAACTCCTCGTTTTGCACAATCCGCGATTGCATTTTGTTCGGCGTGAACGGTTGCTTGTTCATGATTGTCACGAACAATTGAATTATGTGGGCATCCAGGAAGAAACCCATTATATCCTTGACTAATTATACGATTATCTTTTACAAGTAGGCATCCAACTTTCAAACGATCACAAGGACTGCGTTCTGATGTGACAGACACAATTTTAGAGAAATAGTTATCCCAAGTAATTCGATTATTCATAGTATAGTGTTTAAAACTCTTATACACTATAAGCAGGTAATAATTTATTTATTTTTTCATTGTTTTATTTTTGACACATTTGAATTTGTCGTTGCGAATAAAACCATCTTTACATTTATTGACACAACGATTTGTATTGGGATTTAATTCTTTTTCGGAAGGACATATTTTTTTCATTGTTTTATTTTTGACACATTTGAATTTGTCGTTGCGAATAAAACCATCTTTACATTTATTGACACAACGATTTGTATTGGGATTTAATTCTTTTTCAGAAGGACATATTTTTTCATCTTTTGTAAATTCAAATGGGGTTATAATTGATACATCCAATTTTGATTTGACTTCTTCTTTCTTTGGAACAATGGTTTCATTTTTAAACTCATAATTGTATTTATCCAAAATAATGTGTTGTAATAATATTAATTTATATTGTGTAATGGATTCACTAATAGAAATACTATCAAATACATCAAAAGATAACATTTTAAAACTTAAATCAACCAATTTTTTTATAAATTGAATGTTTAAAAAATATGTTTTATTTGTATGGAATTCGGGTTCTATAATAGTAATAGAATGCAATAATGCCATACCTAAATTATATACATCATTTGCGTTAAATAGACGTTTAAGATATTCTTTATGTGAATATAAGTGTAATTTACTTATCATATTAGAAAATGATTTATGGAATGTTTTCTTTAAATTAGAAGTATTGAAATTTTTCCGACGATTAATAATAAGATTATAAAATACATTGTTCATAGATGTGTTATTGTCTAACTCATCAATTAATGTTTTTGTATATTTATCTAATCGTTTGTCATAATCTTTGTCTGTTGGTTTTCCAATAAATTTTAATACGTTATTATATTTACTTTTATTTGCAAATATGGCAAATGGTGGAATGGACCAAAAAAAGTAATTCAACCAATATTCATCTTTATTTGCTTCTTCGACCGCGGTTTTATATCGAGTTAATAAACCAAAATCAATTAATTTCATTGTTTCAGTTTCATCATTATAAACAATATTTTGTAATTTGATGTCACGATGGGCAATTTTTTTTTTATTGAAAAATTCGACGCTTTTTAGAATATTATAAAAATGTATGTAAAAAATTTCCAATTTATTTTTTTTTAAGTCATTATTAATGGTTGATTTTCTTAATTTGTATAAATAATCTTCACAATTTACTCCACCATCTTCCATAATAAGTAAATTAACCATTTTTCCGTATTTTTGAGGATTATATTTTTCGCGGTCTTTGCATTTTAAAATTTCATTAATATTTTTTATAGTATGTTTAACATTACATTTTACAGGCGTTCCTAAAAAATGATTATTTTCTTTATCCACTTTATTTAATAATTTAAACTCTTTTAATTCATCATTAGCAGCATTTGTGGTCATTATTTTAGAAACTTTATTATTATAATCAATATTTGGTTCTTTACATTCTAAACTAGGTTTATGAACACATCCATAAGTACCTTCTCCAACTACTGGCATAATATATTATATGTTGCTATAATATTTTACAATATAGAAATACTGTTTACAAATTCGATTCGTTTTTTTGATTTTTCGAGAGAATCTTTGTCTTCAATGTTTGAAAATAAGTACTCCATATTTGGACTTTCTTCCGATTTTTTAATTTCTTTATAAATTTGATTAATATTTGCAATAACATTGGAAACAACGTCTTTATTATGTATAATAGGTTCATTACGGTTAACAAATTCAGTTAATAATGTAATACCAAAATATAGTAAAAAACGACGTTTTTTGCAACAAGCAGTAGTATATTTAATACAAAAAATATTTTGAAGAGAGTTCAATACACTGACAATAAATTTATCATTATCTTTATTTGCAAAATAATAAAATATGTCCCAAATAATCCAAACAATATCCTGTCTATATTTTTCTTGAACATTGTATTCAAAACGTTCTTCACATTTTGATTGTTGTTTTTTTTTACGACATATTAAATCATATTCTAATAACCATTCAATCCACCATGAGGATTTTCTACAGTTTTTCAATTCAATATTATAAATAAGTTCATTAAATGGAATAAATAATTCTCGGGGGTCTTTTTGTTTGTATACATATAATACATAATTTGTATTGTCTGCGATTAAATGTTCCTGTAAATTTGTAATATCGAATTCTTCTTGTCGATTAATTTTTACGTGTTCGATAGAGTATTGTTTTTTTGATAAACATAATACACAAATGATTTCGGCAAAAAGTTCTCGTATTTTGTCGTTATTTCTGGCGTGTAAATCTGTAATATAATCACTATTACTGATTAATGATTTAAATAAATCAAACCGTTTATGTAAATAAATAAGGATTTTTGGATTTCCAACATGAATATGTTTACCAAAATATAGTAAAAAAATGTCCCATAATTCTGAAAAGTGGCCCGAACATACATATTCAGCACACCAATAACAAGCGGGTTCAACATTACCTTTTAGTAAATTGCTTAAAAGTTCTTTTTTAACATCACTTTTTTTGAAATTAGAAAATGTTGTGTTAGAGAAATCTTTTTGTTCTCTAATATCATTTATTTCAATCATTAATTAATAATATATTTGATTTTAATTTTCGCAAATTATACGTGGAACAACATTAATAGATTGTAATTCTTGACTAAGTAATTTGTAGGAATAGGGAACATCAACCTTTGCAAAATGATTGACATTGTTACACGTTTTGCAAACGTGAATTTTCATATCATTATTTTTATACAATTTGTTTTTATTTCCATCATTATATGCGGCGGTCATGCCACACTTTTTACACACGTGTATGTTATATTTATCACTGACATCATATAATCTGTCTTTACAAAACGATGTCATTCCGTGGGCAATCATAACATCACGTTCCATTTCTCCAATCCTAAATCCTCCATCACGACTTCTACCTTCCGCAGGTTGACGTGTTAGATTCACCATTGGTCCAATCGAACGACTGTGTTGCTTATCAGAAACCATATGCTTCAATCTTTGATAAAATACAGGTCCAATAAAAGTATTTACTTCTAATTGTTCACCAGTCATACCATTATATAGTACTTCGTTACCATAACTCTCATAGCCATTTTTTTGTAGTTGACTACAAATGGTTTTAACTTCGAGTTCACTGTAACTAGTACCATCGCCGAACATTCCTAAATGTAACAATACTTTTCCGAGCAATGTTTCTTTAAGTTGTCCAATTGTCATACGAGATGGAATTGCGTGAGGATTAATAATAACATCTGGCTTTGTACCATTTTTAGTAAAGGGCATATCACACTCCGGTATAATATTGCCAATAGTACCCTTTTGTCCGTGACGACTAGACATTTTATCACCCAACACAGGTTTTCTTGTAGTTCTTATGCGAACTTTTGCAAAATCGTAACCATCACCATTTCTACTTGTAAAATTTTTATCAATATAACATTCTTCGTTTGTTCTGTATGTTTTACTTTGGTCTTCGTACTTAATAATTTTGGTTGGGTCGTTTCTATTTTCTTTAATAGGAATAACTTTTGCAATAATAACGTCGCGATTTTCAACCAATGTATTTTCCTCAATAAACCCATCTTTTTGTAGTTTATCGTAATTACCATATTTAACACCCTTTGTCTTTGCTTTATCCGGTTTGCATCGAATAATCTCATCACGAATAATATTTTTATCTTCGTCTTTTTCGGTATGATAAATTGTCGCCAAAAATAGACCACGGTCAATAGAACCTTTATTAATCAATACACTATCTTCCTGATTATAACCACCATGGGTCATAATAGCAACGTGAATCTGTGTACCAGAAGGAATGGTATCCAACTTAATAAAATTCATAACACGCGTTTCAATAAGGGGGCGACTAGGATAATTCAAAACATATGTTGTTTTATCAAGACGTTTATCAAAATTCAATGCATAAACACCGATTGCTTGTTTTCCCATCGCACATTGATATGTATTTCTAGGGGATTGATTATGCTCTGGAAAAGGAACACAAGATGCCAATACACCAAACATTGTACTGGGGTGTATTTCACAATGTGTGTAATTGTAATTCATATTTTGATAATTTGTTTGTTTAGATTTCATTGCAATCATTGCATAATTCTGTTCTTCTGGGTCAATATATTCAATAACGGATTCATCCAGTTTACAACTTGTAATCAAATCGTTCCAAACAAGTTCTTTGTTTACAATTTTATTAATATGCTCTTTTTGAATAAGTGTTTTATTATTTTTAACTTTATAAAGGGGACGCGTAAGACGACCTGCATCATTGCAAATTCTTATCTCTTTTTTCTCATAATCAAAAACGATGGATGTATAAATATTAATCAATCCTTGATATTTTTTTGTCTTCATTGAGTTATATAATTCATTAGGGTTATTAGAAATACCAATCCAACATCCATTTACAAATACTTTGACACGATTATCGAGGAGTTCAACATCAATGTCTTCAAAATCAACAACGTGGGGTTTAATATATTCATATAGGCCACCATTTGATGTAGGAATGGTAATATGACACAAATAACTAATGTTTTTGACAACACCAACAGATTGTCCTTCTGGCGTCTCAACAGGACATAGAAATCCCCAAGTAGTATTATGGAGTTTACGAGGTGGAATTAGTTCGCCGCTTTTTTCAAGAGGTGTATTAATACGCCGCAAATGACTAATAGTACTAATATATGTAAGACGACTAACCACCTGTGCAACACCTACTTTACTACTATTTGATTGTTTAATACTAAAATCTCCCGTTGATAGAGCACGATTAATGCCATTTTCAATTGTGGTAGATTTTAATATTTTGTAAATGTTAGTCATATTTATAATATTATTGAAATCTTCAGTAGACCGCCAAGAACCATTGTTAATTTCCTTAACGATTTGCTTTTGCATTTCTTTTACTAATTTATTGAAATAATTTCTGAAAAGATTGTTTAATAATGTGCCAGTAAGTTCAATACGTTTGTTTAAATATGAATCTCTATCATCACAAGGTAATAGACCAAAACTAGTCATAATTAACTTTCTTGCCATATAACCAAGTAGAAATAGTTTTTGCTTTTTAGTGCGGCAATGGGGAAACAAATCATTGTCTAGAATGTCCCTTGCAAATGATGTTTTCTTCATTAAACTTTGCTCTCTGTCAAGATTGTTTGTTGTATATGCCACGTGTGTAACAATTTGGTCGAACGCATCTTCCTCTGACATATATTTACTTGCATCAACAATAGACGCCTTTAAAAATTCCAACAAATCCTTATTTTTTTCGTCATAAATATTTAAAACAATGTGTTTGCAAATATCTTTGTCAGTTAGAACACCAAGTGCTCTAAATAGTACAAATAACTCAATCGGTTGCTTCATTCGTGGAATATTGATATACAGTACATTTCCAAACCCATTGTTTTTACTTGATATATACATATCTATTTGCTTTGGTGAAATACATTTAAAATCGGGTACGGATTTAATTTCGGCACTCCAACTCCACTTTGATTTATTTTTACTATCAAAACAATATATTTTATTTTCGGCAACACGTTCTTGACCTAGTACTGTTTTTTCTGAACCTTTAATAATAAAATATCCTCCTGGATCCATTTTGCATTCTCCAGTAACATTTGGATGTATATGTGCATTTTGCTTAATCATACAGCAAGAAGATTTTACCATAATAGGAATACGACCAATATTAATTTTATTAAGTGTTTTTTTTATTACCAATGGATTGTCGGTATTATTGTTGATTAAATATTTGATTTCAATGTCGGTATTCATAATAGATGAATATGTGAAATTTCTCATTTTTGCCTCCTGAGGAAACATAATTTTAGTTGCACCATTATTTTCATGGATTTGTGGAGGCAGAATGCGAAAATTGCTGAATGTCAATTCGATTTCCAAACTATAACTATTTGTAGTCGGGTCATAATCATTTTCAGAATGAATCTTGATTGGATTAAACATATTAATGGTCTGTTGTAGCTGATAATTAATAAAATAATTATAAGATTCTATTTGATGTCTAACCAATTTTTCCAAATGTTTTTCTCCGAAATATGCTTCAATAATCTTGTAAGGTTCTTCAATGTACTTACCAAGATGGCTTAAAATACTTTTATCGTCACATTTTTCTAGTTTTTTTTCAATCATTGATAATTCTTCTTGATTGATCATGTTTTTTATGAAAGATGTAGTATCTTGGCGTTCAGCATATTGGATATCAGAGGATGACATTATATTTATTACAATAAATATTTTTATATATACAATCAATTTTTATATATATTTGTGAATTCATATAAAAATATAGATATTTTCTTATTAGTATGGAAAATTCAGATTTTATTAGTTTTTTAGATGATTATAAAGGAAAAAAACAAGTTTTACAAAAGGAATACTTAGAGTTCATTAAGATAGTTAATCATGACTATTTGAGTAATAGCTTTGGGTCTCCTAATTTTTGTGCTCATTACGTTCCGCCAGATGAAGATATGTATAAAAAATGGCAGAAAACTCACAATGTAGAATTGAAATTAGACGAAACACAAAAAGAAAAAAAAATAATAAGCGTAAATATATCGAGCTTTGATGATTTAATAAAAATGATTCAAGACAATGAATATGATGAACAATATAATTATAATATAGATTTGAAGTCATTGCATATTATAAAGGATGATTTAGTAAAACTAAATAATATGACAGGAATGAAAAGAGTAAAGGAATCATTATTGGATCAATTATTGTATTTTTTGCAAGGTCTTCATAAAGGTTCTCGGGGTGATTACAAACATACTGTTATTTATGGCCCTCCTGGTACTGGCAAGACAGAAGTCGCAAAAATAATAGGGACAATGTATTCTAAAGTAGGTATATTGAAAAATAATGTGTTTAAAAAGGTAACACGTAGTGATTTAATAGCCGGTTATTTGGGGCAAACAGCAATAAAAACGAAGAAAGTGTTAGACAGTTGTATAGGTGGTGTATTATTTATAGATGAAGTGTATGCATTGGGATCAAAAAGTGGTAATGATGATTATAGTCGAGAATGTATTGATACTATTTGTGAAGCATTGAGTGATTATAAAGACGAATTAATGGTAATAGTTGCAGGTTATAAAGAAGAAATTGATGAGCGTTTTTTTCAAGTAAATGGGGGGTTGGAATCACGATTCATATGGAAATTTAATATGGATAAATATAATGCAGATGAATTATTTGAAATATTTAAAAATATTGTTGTAAATTGCGATTGGAATATAGATGAAACGATTACAAAGGAATGGTTTAAAACAAAATATGAAAAATTTGTAAGTTTAGGGCGAGATATGGAATTATTATTTACCTTTTCGAAAATATGTTATGGTCGCCGAATGTATGGTAATGAAGATGTGGTAAATAAAATATTAACAATTCAAGACATTGAAAAAGGATTTAATATATTTAATGACAATAAAAATAAAGACAATAGCGAAATAAGTAAATATCTATTAAATAGTATTTATATGTAATTCGTACACAATTAAAATAATATTTGTTTTCATAATACAAATATTATGAGTCAACAGAAAACAATACAAGTTTCACCGGAATTAATGGCTTTTTCACAAGGTAAAACAGCGAAAAAGCGTAAAGAACCTAAAAATGAAATTAAGGTTAAGAACAATACTAGTAAGAAAAATGATACTTTAAAACGACAATCGTTATTGCGCATGATACGTAAACATCAAGAAGAGAAATATAAAGAATATTTTTCTAAGGATTTGCGAAAAGCACAAGAAGCAAGTCCTTCAATATCTAATTTTGAAAATTCAAAGGCATTTTTACAAAATATTCAAACTAAATATAATAAAAACGAAACATTTAAAAGCACACCGAGTCAACAAATAGAAGTGCCAAAGCAACCACAAAATGAAGAGGTTGCGTTTCATGCAAATGTACCAAATATTATTCAACAGCCAAAATATGGGTGTTTGAAAAATGGAAATTTGCCTACGTATAGAACCGCGATGAATAAAACACAAAAACAAGTAATACCAATAAATAATGCGAATTCTCAACAATCAATCACAAACGAGAATACAAATATTCAGATGACGCAAATAAATGCATTAAGAGATTATAATGAAAAACGACAGGCAGAAAAACAGAAAAGAGTGATTAGAAAGACATTTAATCTGGGAAAGCAAAAAACTAAACCAATAACAACTGTGTTAGTTTCTAATAAAAAAGTACGTGCAAATATAACAATGAAAATACAAAATTTAAAACAAATCGATATTAATAAAATAAAGAAGGATTTATTAAAACGAGGGTTAATAAGAGTAGGGACAATCACACCCGAAAGTGTATTACGTAAAATGTATGAAACTGTTCATAGTATGTGTGGAAGTGTACAAAATCATAATCCAGATAATTTATTGTTCAATTATCTGAACGGGGGTATCTGACCACCAATTAAATAACCTATAAACAATATTAACAACTGGATTATTATAGATATTACTTCTAATGGATTTATAATTTGTTTTATATACAACACTGTGTTGTTGCGTTACAAGTTGGTTTGTATAATGTATAAACGGGTCTTCAACAACTTGTAATTCATTATCGTTATTTTCATTATCAAGAACAATAAACTGACCGTATTCGTAATTCATATTTTTTTAGTTAGTTAATCTAATAACATATATAATAATATTCAATTTTTTTATTATTTAATTAGTTTATACATAACTTATTAATACATCGTTTTCTACGTGCCCATTTAATGTCGAAAATTTATAATCAGGATTAATTTCTAATATTTTTTCTTTTATTTTGTCTAAAAAATTAATGTTTCCATATGATTGTTCGCCCCAACAATGTGTTGTAATAATCCTTAAATCGTCAATAAGAATAATATTATCTTTGCGAGAAAGTTGTTTAATGGCCTCCAATTCATCAAATAAGGGACAACGTTGTTTTAAATTGTATTTTATTAGTGCAGAATTGTCTAGATGAGCGTCCAAAAAGAACATTGTTTTTTCTGTAAATTTTTCATCGTTTACATATTTATTCATATTACTGCTGTCATCTTGATACAGAAAATATCTTCCGTTTTTTATTTCATTTTCAAACACTTTATTACCAGATTGTACCCATTCGTCTCTAATTTCAATACAATGCACTGTTTTAAAACTGCTAGAAAGTGCTTGTTTTGAAGATACATCAGATGTTGGATCCCATAATCCTGTTTCAAAATAATGAACACAATCATGTTCGCTTCTTATTTTTTCAAAATCAAAACCAGCAGTCATTATATGATTAATTATATAATTACTTTTTTATACCATATTAAAAACAAGATTATTATATATATAATGGGTAAAACAAAAAAAGAAGATTACATTTATGATGAATATTTTGATTATGTAAATGTAAATATCGACAAATATGGTAAAAAAACTGCTGTTTTTATACAAGTGGGTTCATTTTATGAAATGTATGGTTTAATAAAAGATGGTGTTATTACGAAATCCAATATTCAAGAAATAACGTCCTTATGTAGTTTAAACGTAAGTAAAAAAACGGAAGGACGAAATGGTACTATAATAATGGCAGGTGTTCCAGATCATTCAATCGAAAAATTCTTGAAAATTATTGTTCAACAGGATTATACGGTATGTTTATATGATCAGCATAAAGAAGGAAAAAAAACGTGGAGAACTTTAAGTCAAGTTTGTTCAAAAGGAACAGTATTATATCAATATGATAATGAAAATGAACAACGTTCAAATAATATATGTTGCATATGGGCAAAGAAATACAAAAAAATAACAAACAAAGAACCATTTATTGCTATTGGAATGTCGTTTATAAATGTATTGTCGGGACAAACATATTTATTCGAATATAGTTCTCCGTTTGTTTTAAATAATACATTAACAGATGAATTAGAACGACAATTATTGTTGTTTTCTCCAAATGAAATATTATTTATATCAAATTTAACATGTGGAGAACAAGAAAAGATATTTTCTTATTGTAGTTTGGTTGATAAGCATGTAAAAATAATGACAGATACTGAAAATGAGGAAGTAAAAAATAGTGCTAAAATGGATTATATTAACTTGACTATGTCAACCTATTTTGGAGAAGATATTATGCAACAGTGTGCTGAATTTTCATATAATTTATTAGCAACTCAGTCATTATGTTATGTATTACATTTTTTAAAAGAACATAGTCCAATGTTGGTTAATAAATTGGAATTTCCTCAAATGTGTAATAAATCGGATTATGTATTATTAGCAAATCATACATTGAAACAACTTAATATTATAGGTGACGGTAATGGTAAAGGTAAAATAAACAGCGTTTGTGATTTTTTAAATAATTGTATTACAGCTATTGGAAAACGTCATTTTAAGTTTTTATTATTAAATCCTTCGTGTGATGTTGAATGGTTAAATAATGAATATGCAGTAAATACACACTTTGAAGATTATTATAATAATTATAATATACGAGAACATATATCTCTTGTTAAAGATATCGAGTTTATAATAAGAAGTTGTGTATCTAATCGCGGCATTCCTAAGGACATTTATAATTTATATACAAGTATTGATGCATTGACAAAATTAATGAAACATTATAAGCACGATAAAATATTAAATAAATATTTATTTGGTACAAATGATGTGGAAGATATAGAAGAACAGTGTTTGCAATGTTTACAATATATGAATGACACATATGATATACTAAAATGTAAAACAATAAACAATATATCATCTATTGATGATAACATATTAAAACCCGGCGTAAATGATGAATATGATGATTTGATAAAAAAATATAACACTCAAACAACAACATTTTCAAATATTTTAGATATATTAAATCAAAAATTAATAAATAATGGTCAATCGGAGTTTTTTAAAATCAATGAAAAAGATAAATCATGGAAATCTATTATAATTACGAAAACGCGTACAAAAAATATAAAAAAATATTTTGAAAATGATGATGACACATTTGATTATAGTAAAGTATCGTTTTCGTCATCTACAACCACAAATAACGAAGTCAAACATCATAAGTTAGATAGTTGTATTTTTAGTGTGATAAGAATGCGTGAAAAAGGAGTAATAATGTTGAGAGAAAATTTTATAAAATGTAATAACACATTGGTAGAACGTTATAATGAAATAATACAAAAAATGTGTAAATTTTTGGCAAAAGTGGATGTATTACAAACTCGCATATATAATGCAAAAAAATATAATTATGTATTACCTGACATTGTAGTTCAAGACAATTCGTTTTTTAATGCGGAAAATATACGTCATTGTTTAATTGAACATATAAATCAAAACGAAGTATATGTAGCAAATGATGTTAATCTTGGAAATGATGATTTGGGAATATTGTTATATGGTACAAATGCTGTTGGAAAGACGAGTTTAATACGCGCAATCGGTATTAATATAATATTGGCACAAAGTGGAATGTATGTACCGTGTAGTAAATTTGTTTATATGCCATATAAGTCAATATTTTCTCGTATTATAGGAAATGATAATTTATTTAAAGGGCTCTCGACATTTGCTGTAGAAATGTCTGAACTACGTGTAATATTAAATAATGTGGATGAAAATAGTTTGGTTTTAGGAGATGAATTGTGTTCAGGTACAGAAATGGAATCAGCAATTAGTATATTTTTAGCGGGATTAAGACGTATATATAAAAGTGGTGCATCACATATTTTTGCAACACATTTACACGAGGTTGTAAATAATAGTGAAATAAAGGAAATGGAACATACAAAGTTGATGCATATGACAGTACGTTATGATAATGAAAAACAAGATTTAGTATATGATAGAAAATTAAAGCCGGGTTCGGGTGTTTCATGTTATGGTTTAGAAGTATGTAAATCATTGTATTTAGATAATGACTTTATGGATGATGCTTATAATATTCGAAAAAAATATTTTCCTGAAACACAGGGATTAATGAGTTTGAAAGTATCTTCTTACAATAGTAAAAAAATAAAAACAATGTGTGAAATGTGCAATGAAAAAATGGGAGAACATATTCATCATATGAATGAACAAGTAAATTCAAATAATGACGGGTTTATAGATCATTTTCATAAAAATAATGTTGCAAATTTAATGAGTTTGTGTCAAGAATGTCATAATAAAGTTCACAAAGATAATACACAATTAATGCGAAAGAAAACAGCAAAAGGTAAAGTTGTAAATAAAAAAGTATCATTATAATATAAATATGCCAAAAGCAACAGTAAAGACACGTTCTTGGAATTGGAATAACAGGTCTCAACCATATCAACCATCTAACGAATCAAAACCGGTAGCGTTTATGTGTGGTTTACACGGTGGTGTAAAATATGGTTTAGCAGGTGCGTTTCCAAATGTTCTGGAACATTTTACAAATGAAAATAGAGTTAAACTTGATTTTGGACCCGTTCCAAGTATAAAATCACCAATGCAAAGACCTTTTGCACATCCAGTTGAAAAAAATGGAATAACACCTATTTCCCCATTAGATTATTTTACAACTGTGCCTCACAATATGACAGTGGTGGATTTTTCATTAGCAGATAATACAATTACTAGTAATTGGAAGATAGAATCTTATTTATTAAATTTATTGCAAATAGACACATCTTATATAAAGGATTTTATAAAAGAATTAAAAGAAGGTACATCATTGCCATTGCAAAATTCAACAACAGATCCAGATATTCAAGATGTTACATATCAAACCCAATTGTTATTAAATTTTGCAACAATATATAATCCAAAAGAAGATATTCCAAATACATTATTGGGTGTAGAAAAACATGAAGCTATATATAATGCAAGAATAATAGATGGTAAAATAACAGTTTCTCCCGCGGGTCACGGAGAAGAATATAAAAGTATTTCAGGTACGTCGAAAAAATTACCACCCACAAAATTACCACCCACAATAAAAACTCAATATAATGGTAAAACAGACGATTTATTTGACGAAATGCTTAAAGATGATGATTATGGTCCTCACGAAAAAAAACCATACACTGCCAAAAAACATATATTATTAAGTCATTATTTTTTATATTTAAATGAAATATATGGTAATAGACCAATAATAATATATTTATTAAATTGTAAACCGTTAACGATGATGACACCTCAACAAAATTTTTTTGAAGAAACTCAACAAAATTTTGTTGGAGAAGCTTTGGGTAAAAAAACAGAACCAAAATGGATAAACTATTTTAATTTGTATGCAAATTCTAGATATGTTCAAAGTGAAACATTAACATATAAATACTTAATTGATTGTGAAAATATTTGTAAAAATAGTATACAAGTTTTAGAAATCATGCAAGAATTTTATTTAAAGAATACGGAAAAATTTAGAAAAACAAAAAGAGCGTTGGATAAATTGTTATATGACAACGAACAATTGCTAGCGAGATATCGAAATATAGATTTAAAAGGACAAACACCTTTTGATGAGAGAAAAAAATCTATACAATTTTTTAGAGAAAAATTAAAAGAAATAGGTGAAAAGAAAGATGATATAAAAAAAAATATATCTAATATTGATAGTTATGTAAGTGGTAATGCAACCCAAAATGAAATTTCAAATTGGTTACGTTATATTAAAAACAGAGTTTCAGATGTTAAAAGTTTTGTTGATGTTAAAAGTTTTTTTGGTTATGGCGGAAAAAAGAAATCAAAAAGGAAAAATAGGAAATCTCTTAAAAAGCGTAGAAAAACAAAGAAAAATAAATCTAAACAGTAAATGAATTATTTTGATTATAATTACATATAATCAAAATCACATAGACAATATACAACTAAGACAAAAGGTAATGTTGTAAATAAAAAGTGTCATTATAATATAAATATGCCAAAAAGACCTGCATCATCATCACCTGATAAAAACGCATCAAAAAAATCAAAGAGTCAGGATAATCCAATAGGATTTTATTGTTGTTTACACGGTAGTTTAGATTATGATATGAAAGTTATATTTCCAAATCTTGAAGAACATATGCGCACAACGCCAGGGTTTACTAATATTCCAAAAATAAGCAATAATGAAGGACCATTTTATCATCATGGAAATGAGGAAGGTGTTACACCTATGTGCCCAATTGATTATTTTGTTGAAGTACCCAAAAATATAACAGTAGTTGATATGTCACTTCCTGATGAAAGTGTTTTAGTAAATTGGGATGTCGAGAATTATATGTTAAATTTATTACAAATAAATACAAAATTAATACAAAAATATATTGAAAATGGAACTCCAATACCTAATTTAGCTAGGGGGTACGGTTTAGATATTGGAAACATTACTGATTTACTAATGAATAATGCAAAAATATATTATCCAAAACAAACAATACCAAATGTATTATTAACTACAGATCAAAGTACGGGTCTGTATAATGCTCGAATAATAGATGGGGAAATAACAGTTTCTCCCGCGGGTCACGGAGAAGAATATGAAAGTATTTCAGGTACGTCGAAAAAATTACCTTCCACAATAGATACTCCATATAATGATAAAACAGACGACTTATTTGATAATTTAAAAACAAACAAGTCATTTTCCAATATTTTATTAAGCAGTTATTTTTCATATTTAAACCAAATATATGGTAATAAACAAATAATAATATATTTATTAAATTGTAAACCATTACCTGAATTAGATGCTCAACAAACATTCTTTACAACACCATTATTTGGAGTGTCTGGTTGGGATACGTATTTAACAATGTATGATAAAACACAAGATGATAAATTATTGTATAAATATTTAATCGATTGTCAAAAAATATGTGAAAACAGTATAAATCTTTTGGAAAAAATTCAACAACTATATAAAGACCGAACAGTTAAAATAAATAAGACACGAAAAGAATTAAACAAAATAGATACAGATAAAGTAGCATTATATCGTCATATTGGACCTCCTGGATTTAGAAATAAAGAAAGAGTTGAAGCCAAAGAATTTTTTCAAAATATGAAAATAATAATAGATAAAAAAATATCAACATTAAAAAAAAAATATCAAAATAACGATGTACTTAGTGGGATAAAAAATGTTTCCCCGTCGAAATGTCTTTATACCGGATCTGGTGGAAAAAAGAAATCAAAAAGGAAAGGGAAGAACAAACGTAGGAAAACAAGAAAACACAAATCTAAACCATAATCACTGATTTTTTTAAATAATTATAACATATTGACAACAATTATCGTCTATATAAATTTTATTTATATATAAAGTTTATATGATTTAATTACAATTATAGTTCAATGTTTTCATATTTTAAATTGGAAGAAGGATAATTCGGAATTTTAAAGTCATGTTCTTCATTTTCTTTATGAACACCATGTGTTTTACTTAAATATACACTATCAGTGTAGTTGGGTACATATGCAGTTAAGCCATATTTATACATACTAGGACTATTGAAGTAAGGTGGCGTTTTTTCAATAGGACCTTTTAATTCAACTAATTTGCCATTTTCATCTACTACACGTGTTACACCTGTAACTGTATTTTGTGCAATAAGGTCTTCTACGCTATCATGATATGTAACATCATAATCATTCGCATTGTATTTATACGTTTCGGACTTTTCACCAAGTCCTTCATATAAATCGGATTTGAAAACCCAATTACCTAAAAATATAATTGCAACTAATGAAATGGTACAAACAGCAATAATAGTCGTTGTGCTATCAGCTATATTTACATTGGATAAATTACTAGAAATATTTTTATAGTAAAAAAATATAACAATACTTACCATTATAACCCAAATGATGAAGCGCGGTAATCGTTTATTAATATCTTTTTGCCATTTATCTTTTTTTATATTTAATCTGTTTCTAACAAAATCAACGAAATATAACAATAGCATAATTGCAATAAACACAAAGCAAATAAATTGAGCAATAACATTTTCACTCATAGTGTCATAAAGTTTTTCTACATTTGTACCAAAATTTATGTTAGATAATATCAATATGATTACTGGTAATAAAAATAGAATAAATATAACCCAATTACCAGTGGCCTCGTTGTCAATACCAATTTCATTAAGGTCATCGGAAAAAATATCCTTGTCTTTTATGCGGCCATTTACATATTTATGTTTTGATTGACTCATTTTAATATAAAATTGAATTAGAAAATAATTAATAATATATATATATAAAATGATTATTCCTGTTAAATGTTTTACGTGTGGAAATGTATTGGCAAATAAATATGACTATTATTTGCGCGAAGTAAGAAAGCGCAAACTGATTGAAGGAAATGATGTAAATAAAGTCGTATATTTAACAAAAGAAAATACAAAGAAAACTGCTGAGGGTGAAGTTTTAGATATATTAAAATTAACAAGTATGTGTTGTCGTCGTCATATGTTGACTCATGTGGATATTGAATAAAATCTTCATTATATATATAATGAAAAAGCAAATGAAAAAAACGATGAGAAAAACGATGAAAAAAAAGAGTTGTGCAAGAAAAAGAATGTCTGGTGGTTATGGACCCGCAACATTTAGTGGAAGTGTTCCATACGAAATGAATAAATATGAAAATGTCCCTACAAACCCGGACAATATTGTGTCATCAAGAATGCAGGGAGGTAAAAAGAAATCTAAACGTATTAAAAGAAAAACAAAGAAATCAAAGAAAGTTAAAAAAATGAAGGGAGGATCTTTTTTATTGCCAAAAATGGTAAGTGTACCTACTCATTTTGATACAACAGCGGGAGCACTACATAATGCTAACATAATGGCAGGTGAAAATGCGTCTGATCCTCGTAGTTATGTACAACCATTAACAAATGCAAGTTCTATTGTATAATTATATAAGGTATATATATAATTATGGCTGATTCTATTCGTGGACTTAAAAACTTATGCACCCCTGCATATGTATATTTAGTAATTTCAGTAATAACCATTGTTGTTATTGCTATTCAGAATGCAGGAAATGTGGACAAATATTGTTTAGGATATTTATCTTGTAGTGTACCCAATACAACATTAATATTTTTAATAAAGATATTGTATGTATTGTTTTGGACTTGGGTACTAAATTTGATATGTGATGCGGGTATACCATCATTGTCTTGGTTCTTGGTCGTTTTCCCAATTGTGTTGTCGTTTGTATTGATTGCTTTTATGATGATGGACCCAATATCATCTAATTCAACGGGAAATGTAGTATAAAAAATTGATTATAATTTTATATAAATATATAATTATAATATAATTATGGATCCTAAGGTAACTAAGTTGGTAGAAAACGACGGAATAATTGAATTTACAATAGATTCAATAAACGTTTCTTATGTAAATGGCATACGACGTACTATATTGTCAGAGATACCAGTAAATGCATTCATTACTGAAACATACGAGGAAAATAAATGCAATATAATGAAAAATACTTCGCGTTTTCACAATGAGATAGTAAAACAGCGTTTGTCGTGCATACCTATTTGTGAAACAGAACTATCCCGTTTGCCTGGAAAATATAGATTGGAAGTATATAAAAAAAATGAAACTAATAATATTATTTACTGTACATCAGAAGATTTCAAAATAAAAAACTTGGAAACAAATACATATATGGAACAGGAAGAAGTAAAGAAAATATTCCCCCCGGATGACTTTACAGGAGATTATATTAGTTTTATTCGTTTAAGACCTTCAATTTCGGAAAGTATTCAAGGAGAAGAAATAAAACTGGAATGTGATTTTTCAACAAGTAATGCAAAAAATAACAGTATGTATAATGTAGTATCATTGTGTAGTTTTGGAAATACAATAGATGTTAATAAAGCAGAGAAAAAATGGGAAAGTATTGAAAAGAAAATGAGAAGTGATGGAATGGTTGAAGATGAAATTATATTTGAAAAGAAAAATTTTTACATACTTGACGCACAAAGGGAATATAAAGAAAATAGTTTTGACTTTTCTGTAAAATCGATTGGTATATATAATAATAAACAGTTGTTACAAATAAGTATTTCACTTTTAATAGAAAAGTTAACAAAATTCATAGAAGACGTTGATGGAGATGTTCTACCAGTAAATATTGGTAATTCTACAATGGAGAACTGCTATGATATTAAATTACTTGATGAAGATTATACATTGGGTAAAATAATCGAGCATGAATTGTACAATAAATATTTCGAAACAGACAAAAATATGACTTTCGTTGGGTTTAAGAAATTTCATCCTCATGATACAGAATCAGTAATGCGTGTAGCATATATTGATAATGTTGAAAAAAATACAATTAGACAGCATTTAAAGACCGTAGCTAATATTTGCATAGATAAATATACAAAGGTGGGTTCCTTTTTCAAATAAAAAATTGATTAAAAATTATATATTTATATTTTTTAATTAAGTATGGAGCGCAGATTAAACCGTAAAGTAGATGAATATTTTTCCAAATTTAAAGAAGAAATTAGGAATAAAGTGTCTTCTCTTGACATAGATGAAAGTGAGAAAACAGATTTGTTGATTTATATTTATGATTATCCCAAAATAGAAATCAATAAGGAAGATGTTTCTAAAAGAAAACGTGTAAAAAATGTATTACCTACTGACAATAGATGTAGTGCGTGCCGTGCGAACGGAGAACAATGTACACGTCGTCGAAAGGAAGATAGTGAATTTTGTGGTACGCACTTTAAAGCAACTCCTCACGGAGTATTTAACGAAAGTACAGAACCCCAAAAAAATACAACTGAACTTATAATGCGTATTGAAGAGTTAAATGGAATTGTATATTATATTGATAATTATAATAATGTATATAATACTGAAGATATTATGCAAAAGGTCACTGAACCAAAGATAATTGGAAAATATATTCATGATAAAGGTGTAACTATTTATTAATTTGTCTTTGAATTGTTTCGCGCACTTCATTTTCTCGATTATCCATAATTAATGTATTTAGCTCACTTACCTTTTCTAAATCACCTTGAAAATAATTATTTAATACAGATACTAGATACTTTTTAGTAATTGGTTTTTTTACATTTCGTGTTACATAATTGAGATTACCATCCTTAATTTCTATACTGTCCAATTCATTTGTCTTCATTATTTCAATTAAATCGTTAGTAATTTCTTTTTTTTCTTGTTTTCTTATATTTGCTTCTTTTTGAATTGCTCTAATTTCATTATCTAATGTTATCCACTTTTTAACGCTTGCAATTAATAATGTTTTGTTATCCATAATATTGTATAAATATATATTTTTATATATATAAAAAATATATAAATGATTTTTACAAAAAAAAATAGAGGCGCATTTAAAAACCAACAAATGCGATTTGTAAGAACTAATAATCAACTAGTGAGAAAACCATCACCAGTAAAAAGTAATGAACAACAAGTAGTTGAAAATAAAAATTTATATATTTGGGGCAAGAGTACTTGGTATCTTTTTCATACATTAGCGGAAAAAATTAAAGATGAATACTTTTTACAGAAAAGAAAAGAAATATTAGATTTAATATTTTTAATATGTAAAAATTTACCTTGCCCAATATGCTCAGACCACGCAAAAGAATATTTAAATAGTATTAATTTTAATAATATTCAAACAAAGCAGAGTTTAAAGCGAATGCTATTTGATTTTCACAATAGCGTTAACGCTAAAAAGGGATATCCGATATTTAACATAACGGAATTAAATATATACGAAGGTGCAATAATATCAAATATAATACAATATTTCTTAAATAATTATATAATGAAAACAAATAGCATTCAGTATGCACACATAACAATGCAAAGAAATATGGTTAAACGCGAAGTAAAAAAATGGTTTGATTCTAACATGCAATATTTCAATGTTTAAACATTTTTCCCAAGAAGTTTTCCGTTTTTATATACATTGCATTTAAATGTTTGGTTTGATGGGCGTTTACATACATCATTACCAGCAACATTATTAAAATATTGAAGTGATGTCAATTTCATACTATCGATAACAATAGCCCATAATAAACCAAATATTAGACCAATTACTAATGAAGTACCTAAGCTTAACATATTGAAACAACCATTATTAGCGTTCCAGAATATGTCAGTCAATATTAATATAGGGAAAAATATAATAGTGGGTAAATTATAAAGAACATATTTGTATTTAACAATTACATAGAGCAAATAGAAGAATGTATACCCAAGAATACATTGTCCCATTGGTAATTTGGAAAATTCTTGATTTTCACCGAGTTCAATCATTCTACATATTTCACTTGCATCTTCACTTTTTCCTTCAAACCCTAATGAATTGCCAATTAGTATATTAAATGTTAATGCTAACAATAAACCCGCTAAGTATATTAATCCTTTGAAATCTTGGTTAAAAAATGAATTCAATGTGAAAAAGGACACAATTATAAATGGGGCTAAACGCAAAAATAAGTAGGCAAGGCCAATAATATTAAATTTCATAATTTATATATATACTGTATAAATTATAATTTGAGTATTTTAAATATATCGCTAATATGATTAACTAAATTAACGTTTACCTTTGAATTAATATCAATATGTTTGTTTTGATATTTTTTTACTACCTCATCGTATTCTCTTTTATTTTCAGCAGGGACAATAAACGTTTTAATTCCAGCTTTTATACCGCCTGAAATTTTTTCATATAATCCACCAATTGCGGTTATATTTCCATCAAGTGTTATTTCTCCCGTTATAGCAACATCATTTGGTATTTTTTTGTCATTTAATAAACTATATATTGCGATTGTAATAGCAGCTCCAGCTGACGGTCCGTCTTTTGATATACTACCTTCTGGACAATGAATATGAAGTCCTTGACATTTTGTATTATTGAAATATGTGATTAACTTTTTCTTAGCAGTGTTTTTGGTTAAATTCCATGCAAGTGTTTTGGCGACATTCATACTTTCTTTCATTACATCACCCTGAAGTCCAGTAAGTTTTAATTCGAGAAAAGATACTGTTGGAAAATAAAAAGCTTGTATAGGTATTATACCACCTTTACCGAGTGTATTTGCCCATAACCCGTTTATAATGCCTATCATATCCTCTTTATGAATTCGTTTACTTAATATTTTATTGTACTTTGATAAATATTTGTTTTCAATTACATCAATTGTTAATTCCAATGGGATATCAAGAGAATTATCATTATTTGTTAAATATTCAATATTAATTTCTCCAAACACATCGAAAATAATTTCTTTTAATTTTCTAATACCGGGTTCACACGTATAGTTATCGATAATATATTCAATTGTTTGGTCATTTATATTTATAATGTTATCGAAACCCATTTCTTTATTTATGTCAGGTAATAAATATTTTTTAACAATAACTATTTTATCTTCTGTAGTTAAATTATCGAATTTAATGCGGTGAATTCTATCCAATAAGATTTTATCAATTTTGTTGGGATCATTATATGAAAAAATAAATAATACTTTTGATAAATCAATATCTATTCCAGAAAAATATTTATCTTGAAAGCAACTATTTTGTGTAGAATCAATAATATGTGTTAAAATTCCGATAATTTCTTTACCTTGTTCTGTTGCACTCACCTTGTCTAATTCATCAATATATATAATCGGATTCATACATTTAGATTCCATTAATATATCTACAATACGCCCCCATGTTGAATTCATATATGTATAACTATGTCCTTCTAACGAAGAACCATTTGAAGAACCTCCTAATTGTATAAAGGAAAAAGGTCTGTCGACACCATTTTCATCTTTTAAACATCCAGATAAACCATTCTTTGCTAAAGAAGTTTTTCCAATACCAGGAGAACCTTCAAAACCGAAACAATATCCACTTTGATTGCCATTTATCCATTGCGCTATTATTTTAAATAACTGAGTTTTTGCATTCTTATGACTGTAAATGGAATCTTCGAGAAAATCTCGCATATTTTGAATTCCATTTTTCAATACCACATTATTTGTATTAATGTTATTTATTAAAGAAAAACTATTTTTTATAGAATTGTGTGTATTTATCTTATTATCAATTATATCATAATCCGAATATTGTATTGTATTGAAAATAGCGTCTATTTTACTACTTTTTGTTGTAAAATTGGTAATCTTGTATTTTTTGTTTAATTCTTTCAAAATGATATTTATCATATTTGTTGTCTGCTTTGATAATTGTTGTTTAATACTGTATTTTACTTTATCTTTTATTATATTTATAATATTACTAATTCCTACCATTATTTCGTAATTTGTATATTTATTTTTTATATTTATGCTATTATCGTAAATTTTTATTATTTGTAATAATTTAATATAATCTTCATTTATTGTTTTCATTAATATAAGTACTTTTTCTTCTTTAAAAATTTCGAATGGTATTTTAATTAGACCTTCTAAGTATTGTTTTGCCTTGGACATACTATCATCATTTTTAGATTGTACTTCTTTATATTTTGCAAGTGCCTTTTCTTTTACATTATCATTTACTTTTAATAAATAAATTTGGTGTTCTAATGAAATATTCTGCGTATCGTATTTTTTTCGCATTTCATGATTATAATTAATACTAAAACGTGCACACTCTTTTAACATTTGTTTAATACCCCAAGGAAAACTATCGAGTAATAAATCAGTATAATTATTATTAACACTTGAATTCATTGCAATAATTTCATATAAAATATTACATATAAATAAAACATCGTCTTGTTTATTATACAACATTAGATTAATCAACATACTTCTTTGATTTATTATTGACATTTCATTAAATTTATCAATAGTTGTATCTAGTTTATTTTTTTTTACAATGTTTATTTCATTAAGAATGGAGAACTTTTTCTTTATAAAATCACTTGAACTGTATATTAAAAGATCTTGTATGGTTGCATTTTCTAGTATCTTTTTTCCAATTTCATCATCTTCAAATAAACCTACAATTTCGTTGTAACAATAATCAATGTACTTATTATTAACATGCAAACAAGAAATATCATTTATAACTCCATTTATAACAACGGTTTTTTTTGTTTTAAAATTGTGTATTGTTAAAATGACACCATATATTCTTTGAAAAAATTTAAAATCATCGTTATTCGAATCATTACATTCAAAATTATCTTGTATTTCATAACTAATATCATCAACACATAACTTATTGTTACACGCGGTGCTATTTTGTTTATTTACTTTGCTTGATAATGGATATATATGAAAAGAAGATGGTGAAAAATGTTTTTTTAATAACAAATACTTGCTTTCAATTATTGTATCCAAGTTTTCACATACATTATGAAACCCAATTGTATATAATAAATCATTCAAAAATTTAGTCCCTAGACCAGAAATAATTATGCTTAATTTTTCCATTACATTCTGAAATTCTTGTACTGTGTTTTTAATACTAATATTGTCTAATTTATTAATAATATCGTGTAGCACTTTCGTGGAAACATTTATATCATTTTCACTAAACAGCCCTTTTAATTTCTTTTCTTTTATAGAGATTAATGTATTTATTATTATGTCTTTTACAATATCCCTATGTTTTTTATAAAATTCTTTAAAATTATCAGTATCTTCGTTAAATAACTCGTGAAATAAGAAGTTATACTGCATATACTATATTTATAAAAATAATATAAATATATAATTATATTTATAATAATGGGTATTCCGAGTTATTTCTCGTTTATCATACGCAACTATAGTAATATATTGAAAAATATGGATTTTTTTACTCCTAGTGATAATAAAATCCACGCATTATTGATGGATTGTAATTCAATTATATACGATTCATTACGAGATATGCAAGAAGAAGAATATAAAGGGAATATAGACAAAGAGTTGATTGCTCGTACAATAAAGAAAATAGAACATTATATATATTTAATTAAACCATCAAAGTATGTCTATATTACGTTTGATGGTCAAGCACCTACTGCGAAAGTTAAACAACAGCGGTATAGACGCGTAATGTCAAATATATTAACAAAGGATAAAAAGGTATATTGGGATAAAAATAATATAACGTTTGGTACAAAATTTATGGAGGATTTAAATAGACAAGTGTATCACCATTTTAGAAATAAACAATATGGAATGAAAATATTCATTTCTTGCAGTGATGAATTTGGAGAAGGTGAACATAAACTCATGGACTTTATACGTGATTTTAATATGAAAAATGATAATGTTGTAATATACGGTTTAGATTCAGATTTAATTATGTTGTCAATATTTCAAAGTCATTTATGTAAATCCATATATGTATTTCGTGAAGCACCTCAATTTTTGAAATCATCTATTCCTTCATCAATTATTAATAAGGATGAAATATATTTTGTAGACATTAAATTGTTAATGAATTATATTGTAGAAGAAATTGGCGATACAGATATACATAGAGCATATGATTATGTATTCTTTTGTTTTTTCTTAGGAAATGATTTTTTGCCTCATATTCCGTGTTTAAATATTCGCACAAATGGATTTGATATATTATACAATATATATAAAAAAACGTTTTCTAATACTAATGATTACTTAATTAATAAAGATTTTGAAATCGATTGGAACAATGTAAAACGTATGTTCAGTGAAATATATAAAATAGAAGAAAAGATGTTAGTTGAAGAATATACCAATCGCAAGAAATTTTCAAGATATCGTATTGATTTTTCTTGTGAAAAGGGGATCGAAGATTATATACAAAATATACCTTGTTTTTTTAGATACAGTGAACAATATATTAATCCTTGTCAACCATATTGGGAAGCGCGATATAATAAATTAATTCTAAAAACAAAGGATGAAAACGAAATAATGAATATAGTCAATGATTATAAAAATGGACTACAATGGGTATTTAATTATTATATTAAAGGACAATGTAATGAACTTTGGTATTGGAAATATAGTCAGGGTCCACTAGTTAAAAATATAAAACACATGAATAATAAACCAGTAGAAAAAATAATTTGTAATCATCCAGAAATTGTACTTGGGAATTATCAATTAGATGAGTGTGAAAACCTATCTTGGGAATTTAAAAAATATTTATGGGAAGGACATATTGTTTCTGTGTAAAAAAAATATTATTATATGTTTTTAATAAATGTATAATAAATCTTTAGTGCTCGGTAGATGAACGTTGAAATAAGTGAATAGTTTTATTTTTAAAAATAGAATAGTGGAAATGATTGTGAGAGTTGTTATGAAAAGAAATAAAGATAGAATTGATAATAAGGTTGAAGTCGTGTGTATTGATGGAGTGTTTAAAA